AAAGCATCAGAAACACCAATGCCAAGAAAAAAACGCAATAAAAGAAAACATTAATTAATAGCCCCAGGGGGGTGGGGCAGAAAGGATTAAAATGAAAACAGTAGAGTTCAAAGATGAACAATATGATGAAATTATAAAAATCATAGAACAAAGACAAAAAGACGCAAAAGCAAATCTAAAATCAGCAAAATAAAGGGCTTTGAGCCCTTTTCTCTCTGCGAGGGTGAGAGGGAAAATGGTTCAAGACACTCCAAACCTTTAAAAAATAAAAAAAATAACATCACTATCATATCAAGACACTCCATCTAATAATAGTAAGTAAGTAAACTAAGGAATCGAACCAAGAAACCCGCTCAAGCAATCAGCGAACTTGGGCGGGCAGGAATAGAATGTACCAAGGACAGGAATCGAACCTGTTTATCTGCCATTCAGACCTTGGCATATGGTGGAGACGGTATATTTACCATCTCCAGTATTTGAATGTCTCCGTACCGCAGTCGAGCACGGAGAATTTTACTTAGAATTGAAAATTGGAGACTTCTTCCTGGCTTCTGCTAAGGCTTTTTTCATCTTTTCTGATGCTACCCTAGGTTTAATTATTTTAATCCAGGATTTAGGAATATCCAATTCAACTCCCACCCCATTCTTCACGCCGCCCATTTTTTCCAACTTACGCATCCAAACTGAATCCGTGGTGTAAATGTTGGCCATACTATCTGCGGCAGAGAAGTTAATTATTGTTTCCGCCTCACCTTTTGTCATTCTATCTCCTTTTTAATGTGAACGGGACACCAATCTTTACATTGCCCCGATAATCAAGCATATTTTGCTCGATAAGCTGTTGTGAGTAGTAATTAACCGTGCCGTTATCTCCCCAGAGGTTGTTTTCATCAAGTCCTAGTTTGGTTAGAACCTTACTGAAGTAATCTCCTTTAACATAGGTATAAGTAACATCCCCTGATACTGGCCCCGGTTCTGGAGTTGGTGTTGGGGTCGGTTCTGGTGTAGGTTCATAATCACCAGGAACTACCCATACCCAACCACTGATGTTCATATTGTGCGTGGCTACTGTAAGTGGCTTCCAGTTGGCGTCGTTGACCATAGCGGTATTAGAACCAGTGGAGTAGAGGTACATAGCAGTATGACCGTATTGAGTATTGAATCCACCACTACCTATTGCTCCTTCTACTGGGTCCGAGTACTTCCACCCGTAATTCTTTACTAACCAGGCGGCTACATCTTTACCATTTACTGGACCATAATCCGGATGGGCTGTAGAGTATTCCCTACGTCCCGTAGCGAGATACGCAGTGTACTTCGAGCACTGCCAGCCCTTTCCGTTGTCGTTATCACCATCAGGAAGTCTTCTGGAGATAACAGTGTTAATAGTCTGACCCCCTAGACCAACTATATCTCCGCCGTTTTCATATTCCTTGATGGTGTCTTCATCAGTAGGAGCATCCTCGTTCATCACACGGTAAAGTGCTTCGTTGGATTCTTCTATAAACTTGACGGTATAGTCTTCTATAATAGCAGGCTTACCATCCAGGGTAATGCTCCCGTCATTCGCTCTTGAGCCAGCGATAATGAACACAGTACATAGTAAGGCTGTTGCTAGAAGAATAAGCCACGGTAAATTGTTCACCAGCCATTTCTTTACGCTTTTCATTTTACTTGTCCTCGTTCTTTTCTGTTATTTCTTTCTGGGTAGTAGAACCAGCAAAGTAAATGTTGATTGCACCAGACACTAGCAAACAAGTTTGTGTAATTTGTTCACCAACTGCCTCAAATCCCCAAGTCTTGCCAAGTCCTTGTACTACAAATGCTGCGAAAGACAGTAAGCCTACTGCTATCGACAGCTTCCTCAAAACTTTCTTTGAGGTTTGAATTGTTTGAGCCATTCTAACTCCTTTCCTTTTATAAGTTCATTATAACTCATATTGACTTTTGTCAGGAAAAGTATTCTTTACTCTGGTCTTGATGTAGTACTTATCACCCATCCAAGCGGAGTCATCAGTAGATAGGAAAGTCTTAGTGTTAGGGTTATTAAGTGATGCTTGGCCATAGACTTTAACATCACGCATTTTATCTCCGCCGATTTTGTAATAGTTGCCATAGATGGTTCTAGTAGCGTGGACAGTAGGAAATTTCTTAATCACATTAAGCAGCTTCTTTTTGTTGAACAGGAAAGGAATGTGGAGTTCGTAACTAAGTACTGGGTCGCTATACGGCAATAAATTCCTGTAAGTAGTCCTAAGGAGTTTAGTGTATTCACTGGGACTATCACCATGCTTCATCTCAATTTCTAATATATGCTCTGGCAGTGTGCTGCGGTAAAAGACCGACATCTCGTCAATCGGTTCCATTATGAAGAAGTCATCATTGAACAAATAAAAGTCATCAGTAATGTCTGGGTTGTTGGCAGCAGCACTAAACATCTTCCTAACCTTGTCCCACTTGGTGAGCCCATTCTGGGTGATATGGGTGAAGGTGTCTAGTTTCAAGTTAGAAGGGCAACCACCATAAATCCACACTTTATTGTGCGGGAAGTTTTTCTCTACAGAACGCAAAGAATACACCAGCTCTTCATTGGTGGTGCATTCTTTTACGAAGTAGACTACATCATTCGTTTTCTTTGATGAAACTTCCATTTACTGTCTTACCTTTTCTGTCCTTTATGGTGTTATATGCTTCAGCTAGGCACGACAGGAGGTCATAGTTAAGGATGTCTGCAAGGATGATGAGCGTAACTAATATATCACCGAATGCGTCTTCCATTTCGCTAGACCCAATCCTGCCACGGACTAGCTCGTGAGCAAGTTCACCAATTTCTTCATTGACCTTAGCAAACTGCATCACTGGGTCGTTAAGACCCTTATCTCTGCCCCACAGAGCAACGGCTTGAAATAGTTCATCACTGCTCTGACTTGGGTTTATAATATTCATTGTATAATACCTCCTCTTGATTTAGTAAATTCTTATTAACGCAATCTATTAGGCAAAGTGCAGCAAACTTGTCCATACTGAAGTCACAAACGCTTTCCCCATCGCCGTCCTTGATGGTAAGGTGGATTTCGAATCCGCCACTATCATTGCTCTTCTCCACTCTTGCAGAGATTATACTCCCGTCGGCAAAGCCGTGAGTAATGTAACCTGTGTCTTTAAAGCTCCTGATTGGAGGGAAGTAGTAAATCTGTCCTTCATCTTTTGTCATAGTAATCTCCATAGTGAATAACTTCAGGTTTGCCATTGATGACTAGAAGATACTCATCGCTTACGTTATCGTTTGAGTACACATCAGTGAACCAGCATTTGCCAATGTTCTCAATCTGCTTTACTGGTGTATGACCTACGACCTGCTTTACTGGAAGTGGGTCGGAAATAAGTTCAGTAAGGTCAGCCCATAGTGGACTTGGAAATCCGTGCCCTCCACGAGCTGGTCCTACTTGTGCCATAACATCAAAGGTTGGAATTCCGTTGACAATCTTTTCTAGCAGTTCAGCACCAGTGTTTTTAGGAAGCTTTAACCTCAAATCGTTTTGCGTGATAAGGTGGTTATACTTTAGCCACGAATAGGTAATGCCAGCGTGAGTGTAGATTACATTATCGTGAGCAACACCAAAGAAGAACCTGCGGTCTGGTATGAGTGCTGCACCCATTTGTTCTTCAACATTGTGGTTGTGCCCAGAACACGGGAAACCCATATAGCTGAGTTCGTGATTGCCGTAAAGTACTTCCACATTAGGATTGCTCCTAAGAAGTTGTTTAACGTACATTATGATGTTGATGTAGTCTTGGTCAGTGCATACCCAGTCATCAAGGTAATCACCAAGCAGAATGATTTTGTCTGCGTTAACCTTCTTGGCTAACTCAACACCGTTCTTGATAACACTAATCTTCAAGTGTGAATCAGGAATTACTAGAATCTTCATCGTCGCCGTCCTTATTTAAGTTTGGGTCATGCTCGTAAAGACTGTCGCCAGGGGTGATGATGTAGAGAACGCTGTCGTTAATTTCACCACCAGCGGCTTCCTTGATAGCGTCAAATCTAGGGCCGTTAGAAAGTGGTGAATAGTTAAGCCATGCAAAAGCCTCATCAGAAGGTAGTTCCTTGCCAAGACGAGTCTTGTTCTTCTTTCCAGTGTTTTGCAAGTGGTCGTAAATGCGATGGTAAGTATCGTCACTCATCGCTAGGTTAGCATAGTACGCATGCTCACCAAATACTTCCTTATTATTAAACTTCAAATCTTGTGGGTCATTTTCTTTGATGCCGATGCCCATCATCCTGAAGACATCAGAAACATTATTGCATTTCTCAATGTCATCAAGGTCAAACCTTAACAGTAACATTCTATTCCTTTCTTTTTAGTTTGTTGTAGTACCTTTTTACCGCCCTCTTGTCGCTGACAATTTCGAGCGTGTTCCAGTTGATGTAGAAATCGTTGTGTTTGTGAAGTTTACTAATATTTCCTCCTAGTAAATTACATTAAGTCCATTGTACTACTACTTGACAAATATGTCAAATTATTTCACATTATCTAGGTACATACCTGACTTGATTTGTGATGTAATGTTCGCTAGGATGGACTGACCTAGACTTACCTTGTTTTCGATTAACTTTCCTACGGCTCGCCAATACTTCATCTTAGTCTCGGCACTCTCAATTTCCTTTAATAGTGGGGCTACTTTAGCGTCAAGCTGGATAGCCTTTTCCATAGCCGTGCCAGACAGTTCAGCAAGTTTGTTCTCCTTTTCTTCACGTAATGTCTGGTTGAGCTCAGTGAGGCTAGTCTCCAAAAGGGTCGCCTGTCGTACTGCCAAATATGCCATCGACTCTATCACCGCCAACTCCTTGTATACTGTTTCCGGTGAGTCCACCGTCAATGGATTCTGAAGTACTTCCTGTACCTTCTGTTTGTATTCCTCTAGTTGCATCTTTGCACCTTCCTTTCTTTTGTGGTCCACCACCGTATCTTCCAAGAACTCTACATTTGTGAAGCTCATTTTCAGATTTGGTGCACCACTCTAGATTTAAATAATGGTTATTCATTTTATTGCCGTCCTTGTGATTGACTGCATATTTGTTTTCTGGATTAGGGATAAATGCTTCTGCAACAAGTCTATGCACCTTAAAGACTTTTCTTTCTCCATCTTTCAGTAAATTTACATTGCAATACTCGTGCATATTGTTCCAAGGCTTTAATAACTTTGCACTTACTAACATTTTTCCATACTTTCGGTACTCTACTACGCGTTCTATGCTTCGCACTCGCCCGTAGTTGCTTACTTCGTAAAAGCCCTCAAAGTTGTTCACTGGTTTCCAAATTTCCATCTTCTTCTCCGTGCAACTTGCATCGCTCGCATGTGATTACTTCTCTCCCCCATAATTTTTCTAGTAACGTCACCAGAAGCTCTCTGCAAGCTTTTGCTCTGGTAATGTCTAATTCCTCATGTGTAGCCTTAGCAACCTCTCTACAAGCCTCATAGGCCGTAGCAATGTGCTTTACAACACAGTGAAAGTCTTTGTTAACTTCTTTGGGCATCACATCATCACGAAGATATTCAATCTCATTCTTAATTCCAGTGATGAATGCTTCATCTTCTGTAGAAGCAAGGCCACCAAGAAGTTCATCAAGGTGGTCCTCTGCTGCCAAGAAGTTCCTATAAGCTAGTAACCTGTCTAGGTCTTCGTTCATAGCTTCTCCTTAACATTAATTTTTGGTACTTCAATCTTCTGCCATTTTTCACCAGTCCAGTTCCACAAGAACATACCCTCGCATTTGTAACCACAGTCTTCAAGGATTTCACGATAGAAGTTCTGTTGGATTTGATACTTCATACCTTTTCCAAAACCCTTGTATTTGACCGTCTTGATTTCAGGCATACACTTGTAGTCTATGATGATGAAATAACCATCGTCTCGCATCAGTAGTAGGTCAATAATGCCAGTCCTGGTATCGTGTTTGATTCTGACTTCTACAGTCTTACATTCTTCGATTCCAGTAGCCTTTACGAACCTATCTACAATCTCTCCAAGGTAGTCAGGCATCCAGTTCTTTGCTGTGTGTTCTCGTTCTTTGTTCGCATCAATCTCACGCATTACTGGAGCGTAGAGCATATATTTCTCCAACGCTGCGTGAATAAGTGTTCCTAAGTCTGCCGAGAGGTCTCGGTTATTCTCCCACATAGCAACAATATCTTCAGCTTTAGTACCTGTTGATTTAGCGAGTGCTTTAGCAGGGTAATGGGGGTCGAACGGTTCGATGAACATCTTCTCCGCATTACTGCCAGAAAGAAGTTCTCTACCATTCTTGTCGTAGGCTTTGTGATTCACTGAGTCAAACCAGATATAATCATCATCACCATAGATGACCTTCTGTTGCTCGAAGTCCCGCATATCTGCTGGGTCGAGACCACTATCATCCCACTCCACTGCTATATTCACCCCCAGCGTGTCCTTGTCCTCGCCAGTAATGGCTGTTAATGTAAGGTTAACATCTAATCCTCCTAACAAGCGACTCTGAATCTGCTCATTAGAACCTTTCTTGATGTAACCAATTTGTTTCCAGCCATCTTCGGTCATAGCCTCAACACGAACCGCAAACTTGTCATACTCGTTCTCAGGTTCAGCTACAGCTCTAATAGGACAACGCTCTTTTAGGTCTTTAATGACATCCTGACGGAAACTAGTACCAGCTAACTTTGTGTAGTAGCTGACTTTCATACTAGCAAATCCTCAGGCGTTGGTTCATCGCATGGGCCAGTAAAGACACAGGTAGAAATATTGTCGAAAGTTTCTTCATCCATAGGTTGTAGAACGCCTACTGGAGTTTTAATGGCCCATACGTTTTTGTCCTTTGCCCATTCAAGAGCTTTCTTAATGTCTTCAAAACTGAAGTCATAAGTTTTCTTGTCTAGGAAAATTATTGTGCAATCTTTCTGTTTCTCCATGTCCGTACTCCTAGAAATCTAAGTTGCTTAAATCAACGTCTTCCTTAGCTTCAGGTTGAGCTGAATCGTCCATATAGACACGGAAGTCATTGTAAGAACGACCAGTCTTCTGAGATTTTGCTTTGCCGTTGAAGACAATTTTTACATTCGTGTCGAATGGAATCTGTTCCAATGCACGAGAGATGGTTGCTGATGAGTTTACACCGACAAGACCGTCTTCAGTCTCAAGGATGTAAAGTACTGCATCAGTACCGTCTGGGTTTTTGTGGTCCATACGCTTGCGATAAATACCAGTGATGGAATCACCTACTTTACGCTCACTGGACTTCTTAGGCCAGTAAGACTTGATGGTTGAACTATTGTTCGTAACTTCTACGAAAGCCATTTAGTTTCTCCTTTTATTACTTTATTGCTCCCTACAATTCGACTTTGACTCCGCCAGGCTATTAAATACCTTGCTCTGGCTGGTGTGGGTCTATAAGTTCAGGTGCTGTGTTATTTAACTTACCTCAATTGTAGCAAATGATTTACGGCTTGTCAAGACCTTTTGTGATATAATGTCCCAAAGGGGGTGACAACATGAGAGTTGTAGTACATTGTAAGGACCTTGGAGCCGATGATATAAAGTATTTAAAAACCATCAGAGCAGGTGACGCACGCATCAAAGTGACTACGGACGGTGGCCTAACCACCTTGATAGCAAATGGTATCTATGATGATTTAGTCAATGTTATCGTGCAGGTCACCTGCGTAAAGAACTTCGAGGTTCACTTATAATAAAAAAAGGTCCCAGTTTTATCGGGGCCTTTTTCCTTTGCGTGAATTCAGGCGTATGGGGTGGGGGTTACATACGCCTATATTTATTATAGCACAAAAGGCTCCCCTTCCGCTTACACATATAAGAGGGCCGACAATTTATTGAACACACATCTTACTTCGTTCGCCTAACTTTCTCACGGTTTCTTTAACGAAGCGTCTTTATTTTAGTCTGGTCTGGAGCTGCACCTGCCCTTTATGGTTACCGGGGGCTATAGGTTAATCACGTTCAGCTTTATCGCTGGTGTAAGCACCTGGAAGGAGTTGGACGCCTGAACCAGGTTTTTTCTACTTTCTAAGACCAGTAGCTTGCTTTTTAGTAAAATCGAGCTATAATGGTAACAGTGTGTGTTACGATTATTGTACCTAGTGTACAATACTTGTAGAAAAAGAGCAACCCACAAAAGGTTGCTTTTTTTGTTATAATTAAGTTATGAAACTGAAGAAAAAAGACAGACAGGAATGGTGGCGAAGTCTAACTCTTGATGAACAGGTAGAGTGGAGAATGAATTTTGAGGAGGAACACGGGAGAGTTCCAGACTACAATAAAATCTACGCTCAGACACTTAAAGAAAATAATTTCATGAAATAATTTTTTGCGGTCTTGACAAGCTGTGTTTGGTTTGATACAATTGTGGCATCAGTAAATTAACACAACGAAAGGAGCAAAAATGGTTAATGCGATAAAAGAAGTCGCACAAATTCTTGGTATCGAAAAAGCCGTTTGGAGTCGTGTAGGCCAGTGCCGTAAAAGAGCTATGGAAGACGGTTTCACTGATGAAGACTTCATCCAAGCAGCTAAGAATATGGCAAAAAGCGATAAAAAATATCACAGCATTTACTCAGTTTTTATGAAGACTGATGTCTGGCTAGCGAAAACTGAAGAAGAAAAACCTAAAGGAGCGTGGTAATGTCAGACAAAAACAATATTAATTTAGGAATGACACCAGCATTCACACTGGTGGATGATGCGAAGAAAGCATCAGAAGAGTGGGGCAGAACAGACCTTTACTCTACTGGTGACCCAATACTTGATGAATATCTTGGCAACAGTCAAACTGGTGGCTATGGTCGTAGGAGTGCCTACGAAATCATCACAATCTTTGGTGATACTGGTATGAATAAATCTACCTTTGCATCCAGTCTTATTATTGACCCAGCATCAAAAGGAACTACGATAGCTTATTTCGCACTTGAGGATGACCCGAAAGATGTCGTCAGCAGATTAATGAAACAATGTGACTCAGAAGAGCAGCTCAACGCAGTGCTAGACAATGTGATGTTTATGCCAGAGAACGATGGCTACACGCTAGATATGATGGCAGAAGCGATTGAGAAAATCTTTAAGGTAGCAGACATCGTAGTAATAGACCCACTACAGTTCATCTTTGAAGCTAGCGTCACCGAGAGGGGAGAGACTGAATTCAACAGACAGCGTTTGTTTATGAGGAAGATGAACAACGTGATGAAGCATACTAATAAAACATTAATAATTGTTTCCCACACGGGGAAAGGAGGAGGAAAGGATTCGAGAACTGGTGTAGATAGAATCATCGGTTCGTCAGCAGTAGCACAAGTCAGTACTAAAGTAATCGAGATTAATAGAAAGGAAGATGGGCTCCACGGTATTAGATTGTGGAAGACTAGGTTTACACCATACCGATTCTCTGGTATCCAGATTAGGCTAGACCATATGAGAATTAAAACAGTGTATGAACCTTCAGACCTTCCACAAGCAAGAGCGTTATGGACTGGTGGGGCAATTAATTCTTCAAATTAATGGAAGAAAAGGAATATGAATGAACATGAACAAATTGAAGCTGAGCTGGAACGGCTCGGACTGGACCCAAAGTATCGAGGGCGATACTGGCACATCCACTGTCCCTTCCACGAAGACCGTAATAAGTCTGCTGTCTGCTTTAACGATGGCTGGATTTGCTGTTTCGCAGGTTGTCCTAGAAGACACATCAACTCACTTGTTGGGTCTGAAGTATGCTCCAGATATAGCGAACAAGCAGAGACTGAAGCTAAACAATCTGCAAAACAAGATTGGACAGACCTCTGGCTCAGCTTGGACACACTACAATCCGATGTTAAAGGAGTACCATACAGTGTACTCAACAAACTCGGATGGCGTTGGTTCCCAGGAGGTTTCGGTGTCCCTTCAGGGGTATTCATCCCTTACTTCAACGAGGACAGAAGCAGAGTGGAGTTCTTTCAGGTCAGACACGACGACCCAGACAGAAGATTCACCTTCGCTCCAGGATGTACGCCGACAATATATGGTAAGGAATGCATTAGATTCGCTGAGAGATACCTCTGCTTTACAGAGGGAAGCCGAGACGCAGTCATCCTCAGGATGTGTGGTATACCAGCAGTCGCAATACCAAGTGCCTCATCAGGTCACTTACTACGGGAACTCAGCGGGATATGTACCGAGCGAAGAACCGTTCTCGTGGCAGTATCAGACAGGGACGAGGCGGGACAGAAACTCTTAGCTAGCCTTGATGCACCTTTCATTGATATGAGGACACCAGTAGGCAAGGATGTAGGAGACTTCTACGCAGAGAAAGGTCTCGCAGAAGTAGCAAAATATTACAATAAATTTAGGAGAAAGAAATGAGTAAACTAGAACGATGCAATGGTCAAATGCATAATATTGAACCAACATTACTTAATAGAGCAATGGCAGAACAGATTGATGACTACCAGATGAGAATTTATGAGCTGATGAAGCAAGTATACCCAAACATGGTTGGCTACAGAGCGATATGCTATGAGACGCTAACTGAGGATGGAGAGTTAGATGTCAAGACTGAGTTTTATATGACCAGACCAGAGAACGCACGAGGTATTGGTGGGGAATTCTGATGGTAGGAAAGGAAAATAAATGAGCTGGCAAGATGATGCAATGATTGAACAGGAACAGGCTGATGCCTTGTTCTATATGGGTGAAGCCGAATGGCGAGATACCTTTGAAGAAAGACACGGATGGGCTCCCGATTGGGATTATGAAACTATTAAATGTAATAAAACTCAAGAAGAGGTAAAGGAGATTTATGCCGAAAACTCAGGAATTCACCATCAAGATGAAAGATGGGACTTCAAAGTCAGTAAAAGGGCTGGTGATAAATAACCGCTGGGGGATTGATAAGCGGGAGGAACTATCATCATTCTTCCTCACCCACACTCCTACAGGCATGCTCGTGACGAATGCAAGGACACAGAAAGCTCTAAGGGAACTAGTTAATCGACCAGACATGATTGAGGAAGACGACCCGAAGAAGATTGCAATTGCGGTAGGCAAATTCTGGAATGAAAGGAGCTGGCAGGGATGAGATATTACAAGAAAAATCGCAGAAACAGAAAGGAATGGATGGCCTATGAAGGCAAGAAAGAAACTGCAGAGAGGAAGTTCATCAGAAAGCAGTTAATTGACAGTAAAGGAAACATTTGTAGCATCTGTGGTAAGCCAATCACCAACATGAAAGATTGCACCATCGACCACATCAAACCAGTCAGTAAAGGAGGTCTTACTACTATAGAAAACTGTAGGCTAGCACACTATGAATGCAACAGACTTCGTGGCAACAAATATGACCAAGATTTTGACCATGATATGGTATAATGAACTCATTAACTAAAGGAGAAACAATGGCAACAAAGCTTACCAAAAGTGACATCGAAAAAGAGCTCATTGCATTAGACCACGTGACTAACGCATTGAACACTGCTATCGTTGCACTTTATTACATTGTTGGCGTCAAAGGTGATGAGCTCAAGGATGTTCATGCTGAGGAATACGTGAAATACGTCCAAGAGAAGATTCATCCAATCGTACGCCGTGCAGATGAAATCAGCAAAGAGCTAGCAGAGAAGACATCTAAATCAGCTAAGGAGGCAGTAGAACAATAATGGAAGAAGATTCAAGATTTGAACTCATTGAGAGTGGTGCAAAACTAATCAAGAAAACTCTCAAAGAGATTAAGAAACCAGCCAACAAAGAGTCTAAGGAAAAGATTACTGAATCTGTAGCCTTGCTCGAGAAGAAACTCAAACTCCTTAAGAAGGATGAGGCTCTCCGTGCTCAATACTTTGACCGTACTGCGTTCGACACCATCCAAGGTATCTTCCAGACGCTTCACCTTTACATCATCTCTACTGATGAGATTGAAACCATCGACACCATTGTTGCTTGGCTTCGCTCACATGAGAATTCCTACGACATTGCAGACCGTATGCAGAAAGCAGCATTAGCAAGAGCAGACTTCAGCAGCGGGATGAAATCAAATGGAAAATAGAGTTCTTTACTTCATAGATAGAAAAAGTTTTCCAGTAAAATGTCCTGAGCTTGATGACTTCATCTCGTTAGTAAGAGACGAGTGTAAGGTAGAGGAGATGAACGAAGAGAGTCCTACATACTTCTTCCGTGAAGCCATGAGAAAAGCAGAGCAGTATGAACTAGTGATTCCAGTCACCAGAAACATGTACGTCAGAGATAAGCTCAGGATGGAAGGAGTAAGCTTAGTAATATGCCTATAAAGAAATCTAAAACCATACGGGGTAGAGCAGCAAAGAGAAAGGGGAGTAGAGCGGAGATTAAGGTTAGAAATGCTCTACGCTCTATCTACCCAGTAGAGCTTCACAACAAAGTCCAGAGAGTACCTCTATCTGGTGCTGGCAGTATCAAGGGCGATGTGTATGACGCAAATGACTGGGACTCATGTTATGAAGTTAAATGCCAAGAGTCTCTGGTGCTAAATGACTGGTGGAGACAGGCTAAGAACCAAGCCGGTACTGCGAGGACACCAGTCTTAGTAGTCACGCAATCATACAGACCTTTCTACTATTTCCTTCACAAGAAAGACTGGGATGAGATGCGTGAGAAGACAGAGTGGGACTTGTTCAGCGAAGAAGTATCCTTCAAACATCCTAAAGGTCTGATGGACGGGCTAGCCAACCTAGAACGCTACACTGTAGGCTCTATAGAACTTGACGGTGATACAGTTTCTATAGTGCCAGAGACGTTCTACCTTGATGTAAAGAAAAGCATTTGGAACCTTGACAAACAGTAAGCCAAAAGTTACAATGGGGGCAGATAGAAATTAAACACTTCTATAGCACCTAGTCAGTACTGTAAGCAATGTGTGTTGTGTTTAATTTTTGGATTTTAAATTGTAAATTTTCGTTACTTTTTATCATTTTGTATTGCAATTTCCTTCCGCAAGCTAATTGTAAAAATGACCAATCTACTTAAAGATTTTCATTAGTATCTTAGGCATTGTAGTTGTGCCAGTGATTTACCTCCACAGGAATACCAACAATGTCTCCTTATGTTGATTACTTTCGCTCACATTGCTTCAGTACTGGCGATGAGGAAATACTAAACACCTAAAAAGAGCCAAGCGTAATGCAAGGCTCTTTTTATTTTGCATTTTAAGCTAAATTCGCCGCAGTGCACTGCGAAGAAAACGAATTGTAATGTTGAAGATGATATATTTACCTTCTACGATTTTAAAGTCTTCAAAATGCTTGTCAAGTATGGAGTAGAAAGGTCACATGCATCACAATGAGTGTGGTCAGAACTGTAGATATCGAGCCAAGATTCAGTATCTGGGTTGTAGATAATAGCTCCAGAAAAGACTTTAAGGTAATCTGGACGCTTCTCATAAATTCTGTCACCCTTATGTTCACTGTGGAACGTAACCTTGTAGTCCCTGTTGACGAAGTACCCAGCATTTCTCAACAGAGACTTTGCAGTGTGTAGGCAGTCAGAGCAACCATTATATCTTAATTCAAGCATTAGTTGATGAACCTACTTGCACGTGCGTGCTTATCTGTTGTATCAGTATTCATTGTTGTCTTCTCGCCAATAGCAGTAAATGCAGGCATAATAGACTTCAGTGTTGAAACTGCAACATTCAAATCTTTAGCATCAGCATCAGGGTCTAAAGCAATCTGATTGGCTTTATCGAGCAAGTTAGAAAGTAAATCCATAGCCTTATTCTGGATGGCTCCACTTCTACGCAGAGCCCAATCCTTATTCTCGGCTAATACCATCTCCTTAATCTCGTTGAAGTTCGGGTAGTCTTCTTTTAGCCTATCAAGACGCTTCCTCATTGATTCTGGTTGTAGTTCATAGATTGCAGGGTCAATAGCCTCTGCATAAGCTCTGACCCTCGGCAATCCATCAATCTCTACCTTCTTGATGTAGTCATAGACCTTAGACTGGGAAAGCTTTCCCTGCCTAACCTGACGCATCTCTTGAGTTCTAGCCATGTGTTTCTCCTTTTAACTATATTATATAGTACCTTGGCTTAGCGGGCTATTAACCCCAGAGATTCCATTGTTGTAGTACATACCAGCAGATGTTGGTGACAACAAGGCTTGCATAGTAGCATCAGAGGCAGACTCATTCCCCAATCCTGGGTCTTCACTAGCTGCAGAAGGGATAGCAAGTGCTTCCATAGGCATATTGGCTGGCGGATAACCACCTGGGGTAGTAGACATGCCATTAGTCTTGTCAGTAGGAGCAATATTCCTTACACCGTAATTAAGTTGCCTACTGGTGTTAGTTGGTTTGTTGTTCCCACCAACTGGTGACGGTTCAGCAGAGTAATCCTGTTCCATACCAGATGGGATGTGTGAAGTAAGACCTCTAGCAATGTCAGCCATACCGAACTGACCACCTGAAGTAGGGTCAATAGCACCAAACTCAATGTTCTTGATTCTGTTCTCAGCAGCTATAGCTTCAGCTTGTTCTTTCTGGAGTCTGAGCATAACTTCTTGAGCTTCAAGTTGTTCAGGAGTTGGCGTAAACCATGAAGCAATAGTCTTACGAGTGAACCCATCAGCAAGAGTAGGAATAATCGATTGAGCATAAGCCTCCTTGTTGACGATAGCATCGCTACCCATTAGTGGGACAAACCACTGAATCGTGTTAGCAGCTTGAGCTTGGCGTTCAGCTTTAATCTTACTCTTGAGGACTGCATGCACGATAAAGTCACCAGCAAGGTCTTTGCGAGTAAGTGTGATGTGCTTTCCGTTAGCATTTAGGTCATAGGTGAAGTCATCATTCTCATAGATAACAGTGAGTTGGAACATCTTCTTTGCTAATTCTGATGCCCAAGTCTCAATGTTGGCGAGGAGTGAGTTGAGACCTTGTGATACCAATGATGCGGCCTGCATAGCTTCTGCAGCAGTAGCACGGTTACCAATCATCTGGCTTTGTTCCTTAGGGTCTACACCATGGAGAACATTCATAATAGTATTCTCAATTCTGTTGAGTTCAGACATTGCTGGAGAGAGGTCTACAGCCTTGTTGAGGACCGTTACTGAGTTAGCGATGAATCCTTTGATTGCTTCACCAGAAACACCAGCGATAGCGCCTAGTTTCTCAATATCTTTCGGATTACCAGTGAAGGTAATAGGTGTCATCACCTGAATGGTGTGGTAAATCATAGTTTCTAGTGCACAAGCATCATCAAATAGGTCTAGAACGTGAATAATTGGTGAATAAGCATAGGTTTCCCATAAGGACTTCTTGTAGGCCAACTCTACATATGGATGGTCGATAGTAATCTTCTTGTGGCCTATTTGGTCGACAGGTTTACCTGAGAATGGGTCTACCTCAAAGTATTTGTATTCCATTTCATTCTGGAGGTAGTTCTTCTTAGCTTCCACAATGAATTTGCGGTTGATAACCGTGAATTGGATGTGGTTCTTAAGGTCGTATAGGTAGCATACTTCAACCTCATCAGTATGATACTTGCTATCAGAAGCACCAGCTTCAAAATCACCAGCACGCTTAATGTACTTAGTATTTCTCTCCTTGTAGGCTTCAGCAGATGCCTTGTAGAAGGTATCAATGTGGTGAGGGAGATTCTCACGGAACCAGATACCGTATGGCATACCAGCAAAGTGAGTGATGTCTGAAGAAATAGCTGGGGCAATCTGAGAGAAGTTGCCGTTGTATTTGTTAATCCAGAACTCTACTTCTTGGAGGTAAACATCAACATTGTTGATGCTCTCTAGGCAGTACTGGTCAGTTACAGGACACTCGATAAGATGCTTCTTAAGCTCAGTCCAGCTAGCCTTAGTCTGATGACCAATGTAGCGTGGGTTGTTTCTCTTAGAGCGTAGTGGGTCGATAAGCATTTCAGTATCAGGAATGATTTGCAAATCTACCTTTCCTTGCTCTTGGCTTCTGGTGAGGTCATAGCCTAGGTAGGCATAGGTAGCACCAGAAAGGCCAGCCCATTCAATCATAGTTGAGAGAACTGAATCGATATGGTTCTTATCGTAGAAGTCCATAGCAGCAGCGTCTAGAGCGTCAATCAATTCTGGTGATTTCTCAAACGTTGGGTCGTATGGAGCACATTCAAATTGCCCCACACCGCCCTGTGCTTGAGCCACCATAGAGTCGATGGCTCGCATCACTATCATATTCTTCTTACTCTCCACTCCCTTACAGCGGGTGCGGATGCTGTCCGCTCGAGTCTTATCAGTAGAATCGAACAGACCAGCATAAGCATCAATAGCTCTCTTATACCCATCCTTGCTAGGGATGCCTTTGTAGGCATCGATAGCTCGGGCAGTGAGGCTTACTTTCTTAGTCCTGTAGTCAATAGCCTCAGTAATGTAGCGAATAACATAGTCGTACTGTTGGTCCTTGTCGCTACCCCAAGTTCCATCTTCCCGTACGGTGGTGCTTTGTGGTAATAGTTGTTTCTTTCTTGCCATTATTTGCTCCTTGCACTGAGGATTGCCCTCATATTAATTATTTTATTATAGTCAGCATCTGATGCGTATGACTTGCCCTTCTTGATGCGGTCAAGGATGGCGTCAAGCACTGTAACTGCTGATGCAGTAGCACCTTTCATCATCAGATTCTGAGCCACGATAAACTTCTCGTAAATTTCCTTATCAGAAGGCAATGCAGCACCTTTCCTGTAGCCTACATTGAATACGTCCTTGATGTAGTTAGCACGAGGGTTCTTGCCGGTATAGTTCTGGTCAGCAGGAAGGATGATGTAGTCTGCTAAGTCTTGTGAGAGACCTTTGCCATTGTAGTAGGCATCGCTTACAATGTTAGCTCCATACTTCTCAGCATAAGGTGCAACTAGGTCGAACACATAAGTGTTGTACTTCATTGCTAGGTTCACCTTCTGTTGTTTTGATGTAGCACCTTCAATAAGCTTCTCGTAGTAGGTCTTCATTTCTTTGTAGTTATCGAACTCACCAACTGCAGAGTCAAGCTTTGCGTGGATACTGCCATAGATTTCCTTGTTGAGGACTCTTTGCTCAGCCTTGAAGTCATTGTAGCTGTACTTTGTGAGGTATTCCTCAGGATAACCAGCAGCGATAAGAGCCTGACGGGCTTCATACTCTTCATCCATAGCCTTGTTGTAAGCGTTGGTTCTCTTCTGTTTCTCAGCAGCAAATTCTTCGGCGGTTTTACCTTGGGCAATCCATTCTTCAAGGTCAGTGTCTTTCAGCCAGTAATTGTCATCAGTGACGCCCTCAATTTGAGCTTCAGCTGATGCCTTCCAGTAAGCATCTTGGACATAATACATATTGTCATCGTACTCACCAGAGACCATAGCCATCAAGGTTCTAGTTACATATGGGACCAACTTCTGGTCTTGGCCAAGTACATAATCATACTTCTTAGACCAGGTCGATACAGCATCTGCAGCCTTCTGGACGTATTCTTTATAAGCTGCGTCCTTCATATCGTTGTTGGTTCCTACATTCTTAACGATGCTCTTGTATTCGTCATTGTAAGAAGCGATGATGTTCTTAACTCTGGTGTTGAACTCTGTACGAGCTTTAGAGCTGAGATTTTGTGTCTTGATTGGTAACTCACCAGCCTCAGTGATGGCTTCGAGGTATTTACCATCCATCATTTCAACAGCAGCAGTAACGAACTCGTGTTGTAAGATACCAGAACCTTTAACAGTACCGATTTGGTCTTGTTCTACATATTTGGCGGTACCTTGACCTTTAACCCAGCCGTTGTAGCCTTTGCCACCATCAAGCACTTGGTCTAGGCCTAAGATGTGCATTACTGAAGCAGCAACATTGCGTCCTGGGTCGTAGTTAGGATTATCTCTACCATCTGGAAGTTTCTTCTTCTCCCAGATATTGTTTCCGAAGTAGGTGGAATCCATCACTACCTCATACATAGCCTTGAATGGTGATAGCAAGTTAGAACCAATCAATTCATCGCCTACTGCTCTTAATGGTGCTGAGTTAAGGACTTGGTTAATCCAGTCTTGCGACGATGCAGTACCAATCAGACCACGCTGTGGTGCTGAGTAATAGGTCTCAGGGTTAATCGTGCGGTCAACAGTTCTAAAGAGGCTGTTCTGGAGCGTAAAGATTGAGCTCATTGTGTCTAAGCTGTACATCGGTTTGGTTGGGTCTACACTGAGACCGAATACACTTTTACCCCAATCAATACCCTTGCTGAAGTCAAGTTGTCCGGAATTTGGTACCCAGATTTGACCGATGGTTTGGAACTTGAGAAGAACATCAGGAATCTTGAAGCTTCCATCATATTCATCAATCCAGCTCACATCATCCCAAGCGGTTGGAATACCTAGGGCTTTAGCAGTAACAGCTGCAGCTACAGCAAGGCCAGTGAGCATACCAACAGAAGTTACTGCTCCACCATGCATAAATGCTGTACCCATCGTATCAACTACATCATCGAGAGTGTCCTTAGTAAGCTCTTTAACTCCACGGCTCTTAGCTGATGCTATAGCTGTAGGAATAGAGCTGATAGCACCATCATACACACGACCAGCAAGCATCATCTTGTAGCGTAGTGCGAAGAAGAAGTTAGATATCGTATCAAGAAGCGTTGGCTGAGCTTTGGAGTTGGTAAATGTTGCAGCAAAGTCTCTCATCTTCTTGCTGAAGGTAACATCAAGTACATCACCAGCTTTTCTGAGGCCAAGCGTGCTGTATGGGTCGAAGAATGCCTGAGTCTTTGCATATGACATCTGGATTGCGGCCCTTTCAATAATCTTGGAATCAGCATTAGGAAACTTCTTCATAAGCTTGTTAACGGCAGCATCGTAGTTCTGAACTAGCATTTTGCCCCTTAGCACTGGCATTGCATTCATGAATGTTGCGTCTTCAAATAGCGTGTTCTGGACGTCTTTGCTGACGAGGCCGATAAATGCTTTAGGAATATTGCCATTTGCTTTAACCTTCTGCTCAACGAAGTCTTTCTTCAGGTGAGTGAGATTGGTGATGATATTCTGCGTAACGCCACCATCATTTACACCATGGAGTGTAGAGAGTGCTGCTCCGAAATGGTCCACGATGCTAGTGTCGCCAGTTTCCATAACGAATTTTGCGAACAATGACATATTGTCCATAGCGAAATTCTTTACCGCAGCGGAGTTTCTCATACTGCCAGCAACCTTTACATACTCGAATACGGCTCTAGGATTCTGTAGTATAGCACCACGCATTTGAGCGATGGTAAGTGCGTTCATAAATGAGACGCCACCAGCAAGCTGAATGTTCTGGACTGATTTAGCAAATGTAGTCATAGCATTCGTAGCTCTGCGGAATAGGCTTCCTTGGACTGATTCGTCAGAGATTCTAGTCAACAAGTCTGCATACTCGTTCCTCATCAGAAGACCATCACGGGTGATTTCTAGGCCAGAAGCTTCTTTAATCTGACGGAAAATCTCTTCCATGTTATTGATGGTGCTTATTCTACTGATGTTGTCCATCACGATGTTGCCATTCTTGTCGGTAGGTGGCCTGAAGTCTTGGACTCTGCTATCAATGATGTTGCCAGCATTTTGATTGGCAGTCATAGCTTTATTCATCTGCTTGCGAGCCTTCTTGTCGGCTTTAGCGTCTAATGCAGGAACATCATCAGCACTCTTCGTTGGTTTCCATCCACGAGCAAGCAATTGGTTCTGATAAGTAGCATATCCTTGTAGGTTTGGAGAATCATCAGCCAACAATACGAGACCATTCTTGGCACGGTAGAACTTGGTACTCTTGAGGTCTTTAAGAGCGTTCTTAGAATATTCGAGATGGTCTTTAAGCTCTTGGTAAGCTTCCCACTGTTGTTTAGTAGCCTTCTTTTTGAGGATACCTTCTTGAGACTCTGCTTCAGTACGTTTGTAGGTAGTAGTCTTGGTAGAATCATCAGGGTCAACTACCTTCTTAGAAGCAGCTTTCTCGGCTTCTACATCAGCTTCCTTTGCTGCTGTTTGAGCTTTCTTCATCTCTCTCTCGATAGCTTCTTGGAGCATATCTTCATCCTTGGAGAATGCATACCATTCAGTAAGAGCAGCATTTGCATTGTAATCGATGCTGTTGAATGCCTCAGGTTGTCCTAAGTCAGTATCGTCAATGAAGTCGTCATAGCCTTTGAGCTTAATGAGCGTGTAGTCACCGTAAGTAGCACCATAGGATTCAATGTCATCAGGAGAGAAGGTAATGTTTTCTATATCAGAATTCTTCTCTGCTGGAGCAGCTCCATTGCTGATGTCTTTCTTGCCGACATTCTCGAGCTCATCAATTTGCTTTTGAATCTGACGCATTTGATTGCGAGCAGCGTGGTATTCCTCATTTTCGGAAAGGTCACCGAACTCACGAGCCTCTACTGATGCTTGTTTAGCTTTCTCATATTCTGCTTTGAGTTCTTTAATCTTAGTATCTCTATCGGCCACAGCAGTATCAACGATAGTCTGCTTGTGTGACTTGGTGAACTTCTCAAGCTCTGCATTTGCCATCCAGGCATTAGTTTGAGCATCTTCAATTGAAATGTCGATGTCTTTATCTGAGAGCTTGTTGCTCTTCATAAATGCTTCGAGGTCATCAATCTTTTCTTGGCCGCTGAGAGCTACTGGTTGACCAGTTCTTGCACCATAGTCTTTGAGGTCGAGGTTCTGCTTGTTGATTTGAGTAACCTCAGCTTCCATCTGCTTGTACTTGTAGACTGCTTGAGCCTTGTCGTTTGCAGCGTTAAGCTTTTCAAACTTAGGTTGGTCTTTACCGTAGGAGAACTCTTTGGTGAGTGGCTTCTCAATATCTGAAGCCTTATCAGCAACAATACCTAAGCGATATGGACTGCCTTTGCCTTCCATAGCTGCAGCATTAAACGCAGCAATCTCAGCAGCTGGAGCCTTAGCAATATCCATCGTCTGACCATCTTTGAAGATATCAATCTCTTGGACTTCATCATCAAGGCCAGCATAGCGTTGATATGTGACATTCTTAGCAGTGACTTTTTTGCCGTCAGTGTTCTTGTAAGCGTAGTCGACTGCGGTCTTTCCATAGTCAATAGCGTTAGCTGGGGTATATACTGGCTTTCCATCCTTCATGGTGTAATTAAGCCTATCACCAGAAGCACCAGTTCTTACACTCTCGCCACGCTCCTTGCTGATGCTTGCAATACTGTTGAGCTGTTGGTCAGTGAACATATTGTTCGTTGGCCTGGTAGCAACAACAGTGTAGGTGCCATCGGGGTTAACCATATACCTAGAAGATTGCTCTAGGCCGTCACCATAGATTGTCTTCGCCATAGTAGCCGAAAGAGCGTTCTCCATGGAAGTTCTTTGGCCAGATTGGCGTAAACCTTTAGCAGCTTCAGTCTCATATGAAGGAACCTTTTCCTTAACAGCCTCAAGTTCACTAATTTTGGTTTGAATCTTGGCATAAAGCTGGGAAACGTCATTCTTTGATGATGATACTAATTCATTCTGAACTGCTTTGAGGGCCTCAATAGATTGGTCTATCTTACCTTCAATGGAGCCACCACGAATCATCATTTTATCGTAAGCCAATGCTGAACCTGACCAGTCTGCATTATGTTCGAAGCCTTCTGTTAAGTCCATACCATAATCATCAAGCTTTTGAGAGAAGGTCTTTCTAGTCTCATCAACAAGGCCTTGTGCAGTGAGAGCAGCCTTATTAGCTTTGTCGTACAATGCTTGTAGATTATCATTCTCGGCTTTGCTTGCACCTTTACCGAGCATTTGCTCAGCTTTCTTCTTCTCAGCTAGAGCAACTCTGTACTTGTCAACAGCGTCAGCAAATTCTTTTTCTAGACCGTCGAGTTCATTAGCATGCTGGCGATAAATATCAACATTGCGTTTAGCGGCACGATATTGAGTAGGATTCTTTACGACGCTGTAGCCGTCATCAATACTGGTAGCACCAAAGGCATGGAGTGCATCATTCTTGCCGTTGGTGTCACTCACTATCACTCCATACGCCTCCTGCCTGTGTTTACGCTGAGATGCATATCTGTCGATGCGACTCTGAACGTTTTTATTGGCTGTACCAGCCTCTTTAATCAATTCATTGGCGTCATCAATCAAACCAGGATTCTTACCTTTGCCACCAAGAGTTTTAACAATTGCTTTTCTGTTGTTGTACTCGGTGAGATATTTATCACCAGAAGTGTAGATGTCCATCTCACGCTTCAATGAGCCAAGAGCATCCTGCAATGCTTCTGGAGTCGATACTGATGACCTCATCAGGTCGAGTTGATTCTGATATTTCTTAGCACGGCCACCATATTGGGTACCGAGATAATCTAGCTGTTCTTCTGCTGTAGCTTCAGAAGCCTTAACGCCTTTTTCAAGAATCTCATTCTTCCTAGCAAATGCTGCTGGGTTGAGGTCTGCATTTCTAGAATTCTGCAATACTGCTTCGGAGCTGTTGTCTAACAGGTCGAATGGAGTATCATCAGCTTCGTCAATTACATCTCTGGATGAGTTAGCCACGTTAGTTTCAAAGTCATCACCAAGACCAATCTGACGATAGCTGGTGTCTTCAATAGAGCACCATACTGCGTAGGCTTTTGTTAGGTCATCGAAATCTTCACCCTTGGCTGCTGCAGCATTGATTTTATTGTTAAGGTATTCCCTAAAGCTTTCAAATGTAACACCAGAGTTCTCCATACTATTGAGCTGCTGGTAGATGCCATAATATGGTGAAGTCTTGTCGAACGCTTTCGCAAAAGTACTCTTCTCGGCAAGTACAGTGGACATTTCCTCAACATATTCTTGGAATGTAGGAGCGATATCGAATTTGCTACCTACTTTGGCGAAATCATCTTTACCGCCGCCACGCATTCTATTTACGAAAGCATTTGTAGCTTCATCAATCATATTCTTGGCGGTCTTCACTGGGATTTTATTCTTGCCAGTTCCAGTGTAAGGAATAGCATTGTCCTCCATCAAATTGTAGATGAGGATGTCCTTAGCCTTGCTGATGTTTGCTGGTGAATCTAGCACGAGTTTATCAAATTGAGATGCATCCATACCTGGGTATGACCAACCAAGCTCAGCTTTAGTACCGCCCATACCACGGCGTTGGAAGGCTCTAAGCTCCATATTAGCAGTAGCATCACCAGTGATATTTGATGAACGGAAGTACTTCAATGGGCTTTCCCAGTCGTACTTCTTACCAGTCTTTTCACTAACTGACGAGAAGATTTCACCTTTAGCATTCTTAGGCTCAACCTTTTGAGTTTCGACGAGCCTTTTCATCACCATATCTTTTGATGGCTCAGTCATTCCAGAAGCTGAATACTCATTAAGGAGGTCGTAATAGTTCGCATCAACCACTACGCTGTGTTTATAACCAACTTCCTCAGCACCAAACAATGGGTTAGGACCGCTGTTGCCGTATTCCCATGCATACTTGTCAAAACGGTACATTGGGGTGTCCAAGGTATCACCAACAGAAATCTCACCATTCTGGAATTTCTTGATATCATTCTTGACGATTTGTTTGTAGCGATTGAATACAGTGTAACCAGCCTCGGCATCAATAGCACCGAACTTGTTAGTGTAGCCCATAATCACAGCAGGCATTTGACGCTGAGCTTCAGTAAGGTCAGTCTTTCTAGCAGTAAATTCAGCAACTTTATCCTTAGCAATGTTGTCGGCGACTGCTTTCTGGGTCATCGCTCTCTTGATGTAAGGATTATCATCAGCAATCTTCTGAGCTCTGATTTCGGCCTGTTTCTTAACTCTGGTGTTCTCACGCTTTGCTTTATCGCCATAAAGAATAGTGTTTTCAAGGTTCTTCAAATCAGCTTCATCATCCTTGATGCCTTTTCTGATTGCTGCTTCCATAGCACCTTTTTGGTTGACTGCAACATAACCATTCTTGATAGCAGCTGCACCAGCTTCTGCTGGGCGTCCACCTACGATTGGGTCGATGTAATCGTGGAGCATCTTAGCGTTTGCTGAGTTAGTCATAGAATCAAGGAGATTAAGACCATCAGGGTTAAGGTCTCTGACTTCTACGACGCCAGCATCATTGACTATAGGATTGCCATCAACATCCTTAAGTTCAATAGTTGTTTCGCCCTTTTCGATAGCGTCAACGATTGCTACATCACTCAAGAACTCAGAGCGTTCAAGGTATGGGTTTGCTGATGCTGGGTCAAGGACATTAGAACCGTTACCAAAACCTCTAATCGCAGGGACAACATCTTTGTTGGTGTTGAGCATTGACTCAATTGGAAGATAGCCAGCACGCATCTGTTCAAAGCCACCATTCTTGGCTTGGTCTAGCAAGTTGTCGAAATAATGGTTGAGAGAAGTTCTAAGGCCAGGAATTGTCTTACCATATTTCTCTACAGCATCATCAATCATTGCATCATAGATTTTCCTCTGCTGTGCTATGGTCACATTACCTTGAGGAATATTAAGCTCTTTGAGGGCTTTAGTACGACCATCAAAGAATGCTCTCCAAAGACCTATGTTGGTAGAAACATTAGAAATTGTGCCAACGCCAGTAATATCGCAACCTAATTCTTTCTGGAACCTTACGTGGTTAGCCATTGCACGAGGAATACCAGCATTCTGACGCATGAATAACTCGTGAGCTGGGTCCAATGAATCTGCCATTGCTGTTCTAAACGATACAGAGTTTTTACTCATACTGGCGATTTGTCTCGGAGACATGCTTCTGATAGCTCCATTATCGAGAGTAGCTATAGCATCATCACCAATAGCATCAACCTGTTTGCTAATGGTCTTCATATCTTCAATGGACCTACCACGTTCAAGGGCTTTGTCTGTAAGCCTGTTCATACGGTCTACCAGTTTGATTGTCTTAGTAGCTTTTTTAGCAACAAGTTCTTCATTGCCAGTCTGACGTGCCAACTCAAGGGCTTTCTGAGCTTTTTCGAGTTTGCTCATCGTATGGCCTTGCAATGCATTGTTGATAACTCTACCGCCGATAAATTGAATACCAGAAGCAGCAAGGTTCATCACGTAGTTCATAGGGTTGGTGAGATACTCATCAATGGTCTCACGGTCAGTACCTTCGTTAGTTACTTCAGGTTTGATGTAGCCGTAAAGGATATCAGTTGTAAGGTCTTGGAGTTGGTCTTTAAGCCAGTCTTGAATTAACAAGTTAATCCTCTTTGAATCCCAACCGTTTCTAGCTAAGAAGCGAATAGTATCCTTCATAGTGAAACTTCTACCAGCTTTGGCTGCCCAGGAAGCTCTATTAGCCAAATCAGTAAGTTGAGAAGTGAGTTGTTTCTTGCTTAAGCTGTTGATGTAGTTCACTAGGTCTTTAGGAACCTTAGTTGCAGTCTTTCCACCTTGGCTTGCGTGTGCTAGGTTAGAAAAGATTGTGACCGCATCATCAGACAAATCATCCAACGACTGTACTGGCAAACCTGAGAAGGATGAAAGGTGAGCGATACCAAATGCACGCTTTGATACGCCTTTAGCTACTGGCCCCATAATTGTAGTTAGAGCAGATTCAGCAGCATCATCATACGCAGGGCCCATAATAGCTTTCCAAGTTGATTTCGCATAGGAAATTACTTGATTAGAAATGTCGTCTAATGTATTAGCGGTAATTGATGTAGCTGCTGTACCAAGCATTCTAGTTGTATCATCAGCTGCACCAGCCCAAACTTTAAGAACTTCCTGTTGTGCTCTAATGTTTTCTTGGATGTCAGCATAAATGTGAGCACGGTCACTAATCTCCAAGACATCATCTGTAACACCTGAAGCTTTTCTAGCAGCATCATCAACAGTGCTTGCAGCACCTCTTACGACATCATCTGCTGAACCAGCTGCTGCTCTAGCCGCATCGTCAGTATACATACCAGCTATTCTAGCGACATCATCAGCGTGGTCTATGGCTGCAGAACCTATTCTAGCAGTGTCATCTGCCTTGCTAGAACTACCAAGAACACCTGCTACTTTAGCAGTGCCTTTTAGTAAACCTTCAGCAACCTTAGATGCATTCACTACCATGGTTCGAGCAAAGCCAGCCTTAATACCTGTAGCAGCTGCAGCAGCAGTCTTATGAGCAACATTAGCTAATGTACCAGCAACAGCAGCGATGCCTTTAGCAATATAGTTACCAGCAACAACACCACCGACAAGACCAGCTAGGCTTGAAGTGGCTTTCATTACTGAACGGTAGTTAAAGCCTTCATCGCCCATTCTACCTTCACCAAGAGCTTTGATGTCGTCGTTGCTTGCTTCTTTGAACCAGATATCAGCAAGGATTGGGTTCACAAGGTGAGTAAGGTTATTAGTCATACGCCATTGATTGGATTCTCCATAGCCAAATGCGTTCTCGTTATAGTCACCAGCGAATTGAGCGTATGGGCTATTAGCACCAGACCAGTTACCGGTAATACCACCAGTACCCCAGCGTGGAGTTTTAATCATTCTATCAAAGTCATCACCACTAACTCCTCTACCTGATGTGACGCCATCAGCTATTACAGCGGCAGAGCCGAACACTGCCCAGAGACCATTGCCTACCAAATCTACGATACCAGTGAGGCCTTTAACAATCTCAATGCCGGTCATATTCCACCAGTTAAGACCATCAGCAGTAAGGAAGTCTGACTTAATGTTCCCAGTCTGGCTACCATTGTTGTATTGGTCAATGCTGGTAGCAATAGTGGTCCATAAAGCACTCGCTTGCTCGACAGTCATGTTGTCGAGGTCGCCATTATCAAAGAGCGTGTTAACATCCTTAGAACCAACAAGTTCTGAGCCAACCATATTTCGGCCCTTCTCATCCTTGTTGTTGACTACAGTGAGTTTCCCAGCATAGTTAGCAAACATACTGCCGCCAACTGAAGCTGCCTTGTTAATAATCTTAGTGAAGATTGAGTATGCTTTCTCACCATCTTTATCTGCTAGTTCGCCAAACTTAGAAAGAACTTCTTCAACAGTATGACCATTGAAGATTGCATCCTTCTTGGCGTCTGAGCTTGATGGATTAGCGGCATAAATGGCAGCGTGAACGATATCAGCAGTAACATCACAATCGTGATTTGCAGCCAATGTCAAAGACGCAAGAACCACTCTCTTGTAACCAGTGAGAGCGTCTTCTAATTCTTTATTGAGCTTTTCATCATCAGCAGTTGCAGAGAACTGTTGTTTTCTTAGCTCTACATATTTCTTCAAGTTAGGGTCATTAATCTCACCATTAGCGTCCTGGAATCCAGGCAAAGTATACATAACAAATGTGCCCTTATCAAGCTTCTTATCACCGCCAGCGGTGTGATAAGTAGTTTCACCATCAGCGATTTCAAATACCTCACCATATGTAGCCACCAACGCATAGTCGTGCATTAAGTTATCATACTGTTGAGGGTTTTCCCTACGCATGTCGTTCAAGTAGTAGATACTTTCAAGGTCAGCACCAACAGCACTTTCGATAAGGTCTGCAGCACCACTTTTACCATCATGGCCACCATCGTTAACAACATCAAGAGTACGTTTTTCTATAGCTTCCTTAGGAGCCATAGGGCCATCCACAATTGCTTGGCGAATGAATTCAGAAAGCTGTTTAAACATCTCCTTTACTTCGCCTTCGAGGGACGCTTTTTGTCCAAAGAAATCAGGAGCTTTTTTAGCTTCTGCCATTTTGGCATAGATTGCTAACGATGCTTGTTTGATGATTTGTCTTTGTTCTGGGGTTACGGCAGCAGAGATTGGAATCTCGCCTTTCTCATTAACCTTGCCTGCATTCTCACTTTTCTCGTCATCAAAGTAGTAAGTATTCGAACCGACCTTGTAGGTGTTAGTAGCTGCATCATATGAAGTATCAAGCTCATCGAATTTTACATTATTGATTCTTATAGTATCGGCATAGGAAGGAACCGATTCGTTGAAGTATTCTGAAGCATCTTTAATACCATCTAGAACGTTCTTAATAATCTTGTAGTTGTAGTCATAGGCTTCTTGATACTTCTTCGCCATTTCTTCGCCATTAGAAAAGTGAGTCTTAGCGAATTCAGTGGTATAGCGATTAGTCCAGTAAGCACCAACATCACCACGGTCCCAGAAAGCCTGTCGCTCTTCTTCGCTCATATTGTTATATTGAGCGTCAGTCATACCAAACTTAGCGAGAGTTTCTGCAGTAGCTTGGCTACGAATTTCTGGTATGTTCCAAGATTCTGGATTCTTGCCAACAATTTTATCCGACAAGTATGTAGCCATAGTGTCACGAATCTTGGTGTTGGTGTCACCAGATTCTAGCGACTCGGCATACTGGAGAAGTTCTTGTGCTGAAGTATTACCGCCAATCTTACTAGCCTCAACAAGTTGGAAATTCTGCTTAGCATTCTCTAATTCTTCAAGTGTGGTTTGGGCATTGTTGTAATTCTGTTGTGCAGCAGCAGCTTTAGCTTCCGCTTCCTTTTTAGCACGGCTCATACCCTCAGAAAGGGCCCTTTGGGTCCCTTCAACTCTCATTCCTGACTGGAAGTCATTCGCAGCTGGTTCATAGTATTGGTTGTAGTTATAAGGACTGACCGCACCGAAGTCGTTTCCTATTCTTGCAGTCTGACGATTGCCAACATCCTGTGCTGCTTTAGATACTATCCCCTCGTACTGATGAGCGAGATTAGTGTAAAGCCCTTGGATGTCCTCAAGCGGCATATCATTGTTGATGGTATCAATTGGCGAAATATCCATCTTCTGGTTGCCACTGGAGTCGCTTTGTGTGACATTCGTCTGACCTTTTGTTCCTGCTTGTGCCATATCTTCCTTTCTTTTCCCTAATTATACTATTTATCCTGACTACCTTCGAATCCGGCGTAAGCACTATATTTCGCTTTGATGTCGTTCGCTAAGCCATTATAGTAGTTAGCCTGGTCATTAAGCTTCTTGATGTAAGCCATATATTCATCCCAAGCATCCTGGTTTTCTTTCTGCTTGGAGAGTGCTCTTTCTGCCATGCTTGCAATACCTGGCAAGAAAGTATCACGGTCATAAGCCATTTGCTTTCCTGCTGGCATACCTGAATACAATGAATGATTGGCGTTGGCATTGTTATTCAATTGCCTAAAAGCCGTATTCCTATTAATAGCAGCATTGTAAAAGTTCTGTTTGAGGTCATCATTCAGTGCTTGTTTGGCTGCGTTAAACATATTGCTTACTTGTTCGTTAATGTCTGTTGCCATATTCCTCCTTTCTTTTACAATGTTGTCCTGTTGGCATACTCGAAGCCTACCTGCAAGATTTCAGCTTGGAAATCGTAACAGTATTGCTTCAACCTTATTTGAACAAAGCGAGTATCAGTAGTTAATATTCTGAGGTCCAAGTTAGTCGCTCCAGATTCCTCATCATCTCCGAAGATATCATCAGGATAGAAAGTACCTTTGACGGTTGGAGTGATGAACTTCCTCCAGACGATTGGTTTGTTGTTGTGGTCATAGTCCAACCCGATAAATACGCTGGATTGATAGGTCTGTAGGGTTGTAACATGGATTCTCCTTACAATTGTATGGTCTAGTCTATTAGGCACACCAATGTACTTGGTATAGTACTCATACAAGATAGCACAGTCAAAGTCTTTCAGACTTTCATCAATGATGAACATTACTGGGTATTCACTGTGCACCGCCATATAGAAATTAGAGGCATCGTCAATACAAGTAGATATCACTGGAGTGTTCTGGTCTCTAAACCAGTAAGAACGATGCTGTGGAACTGTGGCGTAGTCTACTAATGACATAGTATTGTGGCCATCATAAGCAATAGACCCATCAGAGTTCATCTTGCCGCCACTAAGGTAAAACCTGAGGATGTCGTCAGTAACGCATAGATGGGCATCAGCTTTGCCTTGGTCGGTAATTCTTTGCATCAGTGAATCGATAGGACCAGACATCACAGTAGCGGTAGAACCAGCAGTTCTCATCACACCCATAGATGGGTTGTAGAAGTAGACTACGTTTCTACCTTCAGCTACGTGCTCTTGCTTCAATACGCCATATTGTGAGCCTTCAGGAACGCTCTGAGAGATGCCTGCAAACTCAACAGCAGATTGAATGGTTTCTATGACCATGCCGTCAGTAGTGAAGACAAGCAAATAGTCACCAATGCTTGCGAAAGCTGTTACTGGGGCAGCAGCTGACATTGATGGGGCTCTATCAGGGACATAGAAGAATTCAATGCTCTTGTTGTACATGTCATATTGAGGTTTCACTGATGTAATGCTGGAAAGAATGACTAGGTTAGGTTCTACACGCTGGAGTTGTGGGTTCACACCAATAGGAATATTTCTGAATCCAGATAATGCCAAACGGTTATTAATGAAGTAAATTAAGCTAGCACCAGGCCAAGCAGTTAATGAGCTTAGGTCTTCTTGTTCCCAATATTGTCTCTCAGCAGCATCGAAACTGTCTCCACCCTGATGGTCTTCTTTACATCGCCAGAAGTTACTGCCATCAACAATGATTGAATTAGCGTAGTAATACATAGCACCAGCGAAACCAAAGGTATCTACATCGGTTACATCAGGAACAGCATCAGTCACAGACCAGTCGTCGAGGTTGACTCTTTGTAGGTTGGAATAACCATCAACGAAGTAAAGCTCATTGCCAGCTTGAGTCATACGAACTTGGGTTGCATTCTGATTGATTTTAGTGAATGGGATGATTTTCCTGATTTCATATGGAGTATCTTCCTTGATATCAATCTCACCACTATTAACCTTTACGGTAGCGTATTTGACTGCATAGATTTCTTTCTTACCAGAGCCATTTACTACACCCATAACAGAATATCTGTCCCCACCAGCTGTGAAGTGTCCTCTTTGAAGCCATACAGGAAATGTTCCCCAGGTGCAGGTCTTCAATGAGGTTACAGGAATGCCAACACCACGATGCCAGTCATACGCTTCCTCACGCAATGACTTGTCGAGGTTAGGAAGTTCGTGAATTGCGTAGCTGTGGTTTTCAGAACCTTCTGCGTTGATATATAGTGGGAATCCAACAGAGTCACCTTTGTTGTCTAAATCGTCAACTACAGTAGCTTCAAGAATTAGATTGCCAGCAGCAGTTCTGATGAATCTAAACCAGTTGATGTTGTTGCCATTCTTGTATATATCAGTAAGCTTCTTAATAGCACGGCAGAGTTCGTTGCCTTCAGCATCACGGAGAATTAATACAAAATGAGCATTGGTAAGTCCAGTTGGGTCAGCAGGCATAGAAAAACGTAAACCTACAGAAGTTACACGATTTGCTGACTGTACTTCCCATTTGATGCTCTTAGTCTCTGAAATTTCAATTTTAAGGTCTCCAGCCCCGTGTACGACTGCGGTCTCGGCACCTTCTGGCATCACATAGTACTGTTGACCCATCCTCGACATAGACTGTGCACGTTTTCGCTGTTCCTTAGTGCCGTCTAGACGAGCATTCCACAAATATGGAGACTCGCCTTCCTTCTTCTCGAAGTCATCAGAAGTAGTATTAATACCAGCAAGGGCGGCTACCATTGAGCCACCGATTTTACGCTGGTAATATCTTGTTGGCCATTTAGAAGTTCTAGCATATGCCTGACCTGGGCGATTGAACCATTTCCCTCCTGGATAGCTATTTCTTCTTGCCATAATTAATATACTCCCGCATCAGCAAAGCCGTGTACGAAGACTGGTTCATCATTCATAGCCTGGAGGGCAAGCTTGTTGGCAATATCAACCACCAGCTTGTCATAGTCTTGAAGTCTGGATGACGCAGACGAGAAGTCGGTTTGCTCTTTGTTGATAATAACTTTAACCAGCTCAGCTACAGCTTCAGCAAAGCTAGAACTAATAGGCAGGTAATACTTACTAGCACCACCAGCTGCCTCAACATCTTCCTTGCTGATGTATGCTGGAATGATGTAAAACATAGCATCAATGCCTACGAGTCTATCGAGCGGTTTGTCGAAAATAATAGTAGTTTTACCACGGTAGTTCTCAATGGTGTAACTACAAGGCAAGCCTGGGCAGTTCTGCTCAGGGAATTTATAACATCCAAAGAATTCTTCTGGGCGTACAAAGCATGGAGTTACATCTTTATAGCAATCCATCTCCATGAAGTTCATACGTTCTTTGCCTACAACCTCACCAGGAACATCTAGAGTCCACCTTGCTGCTGGTTTACCGTCAGCATTGAGAGTGGCTAATTCTGCTGAGTATTTAAGCTTGAATAATCTCTGGAGGTCTTCTTCCAATGCCAGTATATGTAAAGCAGAGTTTACTGCTGACAATAGGAAGGTATCAGTATAGAGGTCAGCGTCATCAGAAAGCTGAGTCCTAACCTCATCATAAATCAGTTGTAATGGGGTTCCCGAATACATCCTCTCCTCCTTCTAATCTACAGTGATTTGGCTTAATTTTTCTTACTTTGTTGCAATCATCATAATAATTGTTGAGTCCACATTTGTTTGGAGCTTCTGGTGGGCAGGAAAGCGGATTCCATTGTTTCATAGTAGGAATCTCGTGTCCCTTTGGATTCTTACAGCATTCATTGTACTCAACAACCGTAGGAATAGCGAATGGGTCTAATGGAACCTCACCAGCTAAAGTCTGGTTTGGAGTCCAGTATTCCCTATCTTTCCTATACCATTTAGTTCTATGCCCCTTCAGACCGCAAATACGCACATCCTTAGCGCAGTTAGGCTCGTCGTGGTATGTCTCCTCATATTCGCCCGTAGGACCGCTTGTATAACCGTCTACGTGCCTCTCAAGGGCCTTCCAGGAGAAGAGTAGGTCTACACTATCATTCTCCTCCCTCCACCCACAGTCCCCACGCATGAGACGCTTGTGCGGATAGAAGGAACCAGATAAAAGTGATTCTTCTATACAGCCCAAGTAATCCTCATAGCGGAAACTAATTGGGAGTAGGCTTTCTCCCATAGCAACAGAAATCACAATCCCATCATCAGTCTGACGATGTACTTTATTGTATCTTCCGCCGTTATTGTCTGCTGCTAGTATCATTTCTATCTCCTAGAGTAAGCTCACATTAATAGCAATAGTAAGTTGGTCAATTACGGTAAATAGAGCCTGGCCATAAGCTCCTGCAGGTTTGACTGATACTACTTCGCCAGCGTTAGTTGCTGATGTGTAGTAAGTCTTACCGACTTCATACATATGAGGGCGGCTGAAGGTATAGAAGCCAGAGACCATCAATGTAGTAGTTTCTTTGTCTTCGTCAGACACGATAGCTAGAGCTTGTGCAGTCATATCGGCAGCAGCTTTTGCTGGTTGAGGACCAACAGAGTTGTTGCTAAAGTATACTGGCTTTACCTGAGCAGTCTCAATTGGTGTGTATTGATGCACAGTGTATTTTGAGCTGTTCACTACTCCACCTAGGAAGATAGAAGCAGGAACACGCCAGGATTGGTATTCTTTATTTGACCCACCAATAAGGTCTAAGTCTTCAGGGATATCAGTAACATCAATAAGTGGCAACGAGGTCCAAGAACGAACTTCCGTTGTTTCAGGAGTCTGAATCTTGGCGGCTGCGGTTGCACCGCTTGGTGATACTCTACCTTGTCCGCAATGTGTACACGTCATTTTTTTAAAATTCTCCTTTTAAGTTAATTAGATAATGTTTTTATAGCTAGGGTCAATACTCCCCAATTCTGTATTGATTCTGCCATGCACCACCACGCCTGCGGTTAGGCGGGTCGACTGGTGATGTCTTTCCAGCATCAATAGAACGCATTTCGACCCAAGAGCCATTTTGTCTGATGTGACATTTACCACCAGACCTGTTCGTCGTTTTGTAAGTACCGTTGTAGCGAACATCACCTACACGGTAGTACTCGGTCCATACTGCATACAATGTAGCCATTGGATTATTCTTATCAACAGTAAAGCTGTCTCCTGCATGGTATTGAGGCACTGTTGCTGAAGAACTTGTTGCCCAACCCTCAAACCTAGCATTATTCTTTGTAGGAACAGTGTTAGGAATGGTGAAGGTTTTTGTTTCAGCACTGACCGTATCTGTTTGGTCTGCAGGAGCCCCAGAACCACCGTTTGCATTGTAATGGATTGTAGCTGTCCAAGAAACATCAATGTAAACATCTACTGCTGTAGCTACTGATGCTGCATCATTAGGAAATGCATTAGGCCATACACCGCCTGAGACACCAGGAACACCATTACAGGTAGGACAAGCTGCTGGAGTCCACATTCTAATGCGTAGATAACCACTCTGAGTCATTACTACTGGAGTAAGACCAGCGGCTAGCGTAGAAGCAATTGTTGCAACAGCATTATGGTTGTCACAGTCTCTCCACGCAGGTAAGTTCTGGTAAGAACTCATAATTGTAGTCCAGTTGGTTCGGTCAGTAGAGAAGTCTACATCAATATGGTAACCATTCACTGAACATACATACCAAGGACCATTCACATATGAAGTACTACCGTATGATACGGTTAATAATCTTGAATCGTTCACAGCCCAGTTGAATGTGATGTTTGCCTGTGTATGGCCACGTCCAAATCCTGAAGCATTGTTAACGTTATAACAGGTCGATGATGGTAAAGTACCACAAGACCAGTAGGAGGAGTTGCCAGAGCCGTTATCTACGGACCAGGCATTAATTGTTACTATTCCACTACTTGCCATTAGTTACCTACCTTTCTTTTGAGCTTTTCAATCTCAAGCTTGCATTTCTGAACATCACGCTCTATCTCAGAAAGTTTAGCGGCGAGCTGTTCTGGGTAGTTTAAAAGATTTCTATCAATCATTTCTTTTTCCTTCCTCTATTTCTTTTAGCTGGCTCGATTCTGAGGTTGCTTGGTCTGTTGTCGAGTGGGTTTCCGTTACGATGGTCGACATCTTTACCCTTGAGAGCAGCACGGCCACGACTAGCAATAGCACGCCTACGAGCACTATTCCTAGAAGCTCGTCTCTTAATCTGCGTTGGGGAGGATTCGTATTTTTTGTCATAGGAGTAGTCCCTTCCTGTAGCCAAGTTGCTACCCTTACGTTTGTTCTTGCCTACGATTTTATTCCTTGCCATTTTCCTCCTTCCAGGTGAACCACTCTGGCGTTTTAATGTTTTCCTGTTTCAGCCACCTAGCAAATTGTTTGCTGGCTTCTGAATTACCACGCATCTGGCTGAAGTAAATCTTACCAACAATGAGAATGTTCTCTGCGTCCTTAGGCTCGTGCCTGAGGAGCGACAACAAACGCATTCTAGTCACATCAGTCTGCATATAATCTAGCTTGGCATTAACTGGAACGAGAGCTTTTTCCACAACAGGAGTAATCTTCTGCTCTAAGGTCTCGCCTTTATGGTCTTTCCAGATTTCATATATCTTGGCTAGGAGTGTGGTGAATGCAGCAATAATACCTGCTGCTCCACCAATCCATGCTACTATTACTGTCTCACTCATGCGTTATCCTCGAAACAAAGTTTCCTAGTTCCGTTAACAGAACAGTAAATCTTTTTAACTTTTTTACGTTGGCCATTCACCGAGCAGTACATCCTCTTAACTCTTTTGCGAGTATTGCTAACAGAGCAGTAGATGTTGACAGCAGCAGGAGTCGTAATCGAGATGTCTGAGCCAGCAGTGTTGCCTGCAGTAGTGTTGGTCCTAATCTTCACAGTGTAGCTAGTGCTACCAGAAAGGCCAGAGATGGTGAATGTTCCACTCGATGCTGAACCAGTAGATACTGTAGCTGCAGTAACCCAGGTAGTTCCGCCATCAATACTATATTGGATGTTCTTGGCGTATTTTCCACCATCAGCAGTCGTAGAGTAACTGAATGTAGCAGTATGGCTTGTAACACCAGTATTGGTCACTGTAGGGGCCTCTGCAAGCGTTACGAGCGTACCTGTAACAGTCTTAGCGTTAGTTACAGTGTTGCTTGCATATGCACCGTAGTAATACTGCGTATTAGGTTGAATGGTAAATCCGCTGGTTCCTGGAGAAGTATTGTTGACAACAATGTTAGACGCAGTGGTGTTAGAAGCTATCAAATAACGGTATGGAGCACCGTAATCATTAGTACCAAGAATGCCTGCCTCAACATATCTACCAGGCTCGCTGCTAGGAGTACCCATCGACGATACTGATACATAGATTTTTGCACCATTGGTGTAGACTTCTTTTAGCGTCACAGTAAAGCCAGAAGGTGGAGTACTTGCAGGGTCTACAGACCAGGTTAGGTAATCTTCTGATGTATTAGCACCGTTTCTTTGGCCATAATAACCGAGCTTAAGTGTTCCACCAGCAGTCATCTGAATCGTGCCAGTTAGTGAACCACCACGCACATCGTTGTGCTGCCACAAGATTCTTCCTTGGTATTGAGCAGCACATTCAGAACATGATGAACAGTATTCCGTAAGGTCACCAGTAAGGTCGCCTGTAGAGTTGTTACCACCACGAATATAGAAGCTCGTCCAACAAGGAGAAGAGTCATACTGTCCTGAACCACCGCCGATGGCAAAAATCTGAGCTTTCCAGGAAACTAGGCCGTTAGAATCACGGGTCCACGTATATTCTACAGGACAAGTGTATGTACCGTTGTCTGGATAAAGTGTTCCGCTTCCTGATGTTGCCATAGTTATGCCTCGTAAACCACAATAAAGTTGTTAGCTGCTAGCGTGCCACCAGTACCAGGGTCAGTAGTTTGAAGGGTAAATACTGGAACAGTAGGTTTGTTCTTGATGTAGTCCTTCGCAGTGTTCGTAGTCTGGTTCCAGTCGCTTTGGATTTGGGCTGCTGGAATAGTAGGTTTATTGGTAAGGTCAGTATAAGAACCAGAAGTTGCTACCGTTGCCAAATCACCAGCATTTGCTTTCGTACTTAAAGCGTCAGTAGTAGCCTTTTGGGTCATAGCACCGTCAGTATTAGCACCAGTAGTGTTATACAATACAGCACCGGCAGGGATGGTTGGCTTGTTAGTCAAATCATCGTAACTACCAGTGGTAGCGACAGTAGCCAATCCAGAAGATGGAGTGTAACCAGACAATGCAGAATTGATTGATGACGTAACTTGAGTATTGGTTTGGTAGTTAGCGTCATTCACCAATTCGGATACATTGGTAGGTACAGTAGGAATCGCTGGCTTGCCAGTAAGGTCATTGTAGGCACCAGTGGTAGCAACAGTTGCTAGTGTAGGTTTGTTTTTGATGTATGCATATGAAGCTGGATTAGTCTCAGTCCAGTTCGCCTGCTCCGACATCGCTTGGATGTCAGGTTTATTTTTGATGTAGCCAGCACGCTTAGTATTGGTTTCATTCCAGTCTGCTTGCTCTTCTTTGTTGAGCTCAGCTACTTTAGCCAATGCTGTTTTAAGCGTGGTTTCATCACGAGCATCTACGTAACGCTTTGATGCTGACTTACAGTAGTCGCTCGGGTTTGGTTTAAAGTAATCCCATTCCATTTATTTACTCCTTTCTTCTATTTTATTATGAGCTCTTAGTGTAATAAAGTGTTACGTATGCGCTCCATGCAGTCATATCAGCAGTAGTGTAAATTCCAACCTGCGTTGTAGTAACGTAAACCGAACTGAATGCTCCATCGGCATATGGCAATGTCCTCCAGACGGTCCCCTCGGTCATGAATCCTTCAATCTTAATTACATTGCCAAGCGAAGAAATATTATGGTTCACGAACTGCGTAGTAGTGTCAGGTAATGTGCCATAATTAATTGTCTTGCGATAAATGGTTTTACCGTCAATCCACTTTACCTTGGTATCCACTTCGCTAGTGGAATAGTCCGGCTCAGCACTGACAGTATAGGTGCCGCTGCTGTAGCTTACATCTGCACCTGTGCCAGCAGCTAACTTCGGACCCATATCACGAGTAGCTACGGACCAGGTGCCGCCGCTTGTGTTCTTAAGAGTGTAGACGAATACTTGGTCGACTGGCTGCGATGAAGTCTTAGAGCTTACCGAACGAACATACTGGAACTCTACTGAAGTTGGGTTGGCCGCATCGTTGACATAGGCCATGAAGGCTTTACGGGTTTGTGAGCCTGTACCTGGGTTGGCGTTGGAAGAAGCACGACAATAGACGATGCTGCCTGCGTTATACGCTGCAATGAACTTCGCCCAAGCATTTGATTCACCATAGCTCATCTCAACGAGTTTAGCAGTAGTGTCTTTCCAGGTACCATCACCGTGAAGGACCTTTTCTTGGTCACCAGCGGCAGGGGCAGGGACAAGACCAGCAGCACCAGCTACAGATGAGGTAGCTCCAGTAAAGTTGGAGTAGGTAGTATCTGTGGCAGAAATAGTATTACCGACAAGGGAAATATTTGAACCGGCAGTGAGCTCGTGCTGGACGCTGTATAAAGAATGGGCCCAGGTCGGCGTGCCGCCAGGAGTATATGAGTAGATAACCACCTTATCCTGCATCAAGCAGAAGACGCTCTGGATGTTGTCCACCGAAATAACAGTGAGTCCGTCGTTTGAATAAGAAGTTTCGTAGGTCATATCTCTGATGACCACAGGACCATTACTATATGCGGTAGTGACGTCTGAGAAAGTAGCTTGGTCGAAATAGTAAGAATCTTTATAAAGGTCTTCCGTCACATCATCGTAATAGAAAGTTGTAGTAGCACCAGAAGCGGTAATTACTGGGTTATTTGGGTATGTATAATCGATAGTAATTCCCATTCCAGCAGACAATTGCGGTTGTAGGTCAAGTTTATTCAAATGCACTGAATTGATAGCCCCATTTACTACCAGCCCCGAATAAAGTTTCCAAACTGTTTTTTCGTCGCCATTTCTTTCTTCTGCCCCGTGAAAAACGAAATCAAAATTATAACCACCAGAAACAGCTCTTCTGGTAGCAGTATCCAGTGTATTGGCCGTTACATAAGCTGAATATCCGTGACCACCAGAAATATAAAACACAACAGGTTTGCCTGCGATTGCTTCAGCATAAATATCTTCAATATTAAACGCCGTCGTATGACCAGAGTCCTTGTACAAAACATAGTCCCCGGAACTGTACTGAGCATATACCATTACGCTACCGCCCGCTGGTGTTGCCCAGGTCCCATCGCCTTTAAGATATTTATCTACATCAGAAGTAGTTGGAGCAGGTACGAGACCATGCAAACCAGCTACACTTGATGTAGCACCAGTAAAGTCAGAAGGGAGGTCAGAGGTTATTGCTAGCTCTTTTGTCCCTATGAGTGAGAAAACTGCAGGAAGCTCTGGGTATCCAGTAGTATCTTGGTCATCTGCCAAATAGGTGTAAATGGTAGGGGTATAATTGCCACTAGAGCTGTATCCACCATAGTCAAATACCTCAATGACGTTGTACCCTTCGTCGGTGTTGTCAGTATACTCGCCCATTCCAACGAAATAGGTATCAGATTCCTGAACATCAGATGGACCGCCATAGGAATAAACATCTCTGAGAGACGCACCACCGTCATGGATTGCGTCATACAATTCTGCGTATGTTGCGGTCGTTGTACACTGGATGTCGGTGTAAACAGTGATACTGTTGTCACCGATAGCTCCTGGAGAACTAAATTTTACATAGAACAGATGATTGATTGGGGTAGCACCAGTAGCGGAGATAACATTCTGAGCAGAGATGCTAATCCCTGTGCCAGCAGTTAGCTCTCGTTGCAAAGTTCTTTCCCACCTAACCCATTTAGGTGTTTGAGAAGAATCGTACTCATACTTAACGTCGTATGTTTGGTTTCCTCCAGTAGTAGTTAATAAACAAAATACACTTCTAGAGTCCGCCGCAGTAACAGTAAGCCCCTCGTTCCCGATGTCAGTATTGAGTTCTCCATCTTTGATAACTACTAATCCAGCATTATATGCAGTGAGCACATCGGTGATTGTAGCCACCGTGGTATAAGTGCTTTCCTTGTATAGGTCGTGAGTAGTCTCATCAAAGTAAAAGAAAGTGACCGCAGCCCCGCCTGGGGTTTGTGGGATTGTCCTGATTGCTGTGTCTAGGTTATCCATATTCCTGTCTTGAGGGATTGTCCCGCTCATATCGCTGACGGCATCGTAGGCGTCTTCGAGGCCGTCTGCGTAATCTTGTATTTGACTTGCGATTGTCATATTTAGCCTCCTTTAATTATAATATCCGATTACTTGAATGTTATATCCGCCCATACTGCTGGTCATAGAATTAAAGTAACTCTGCATACTGTATTTACAATAAATCTTAATCCCCTGTGCTGCTTGTGCCCCCTGAAACATATTGAGAAAAGTATTGTAGTCAGATGGCTGGATAGCAAGGTCAGGAAAATGTATCTCAATACTTTGGTAAAACGACCTCGGGCCAAACATACACAAGAACGTTTTTTGTCCCCAGATTCCATTTAGTTTCTTAAAGTAAATTTTTATGGCAGGCCAGCTAGATTGTGGGTCGTTTTGCAGAGCACCACCAGCAAAAGCTCCATAGAACAAATTATTGCCGGTAAACTGTGAGGCGATAATCGTCACTTCATTTAATGCAGAACAACAGCTAAAAGCCCCAGCAAAAGCATAATTTCCGGACACCGTCATTGGGTGTTCTGGGTCACCGAGAGTAACGGTATTCAGTATTGTGTTCCTTATTCCATATTGCTGGTCTAGTCCTTCGTTGTATGGGTATCCGAATACTCCAGCGTAGCCAGCAAGTGCTACTTCTCTCACTGAGGTATCTTTGAAATACATTGAATCAGTTGATGAACTGTTGTCAATACGGCAAAGTGTATTGTTGAGGTAACTGCGATAAACAGTATCGATGTTACCACCCGAACCCCCGCCACTTGGGATAGAGTTAATTGCAGTTGCAAGACTGTCCATGTTGCATCGGGCGGGCATTGTCCCGCCACGATTGGAAACAGCATCATATGCATCCATCAACCCGTATTTATAATCTTGAAGTTGGCTTGCGATGCTCATGGTTAGACTCCTGCACCATGGTTAAGAATCTGAAGAGTAGTTTCAATGTCACCTACAACCTGAGTAAAGTAACTCTGAGTCACAGCGCCATCAGTATTGTACCCATTAGTACTGTAAAGCTTTGGAACTGCAAGGTATGAAGACGTACCGGAATAACTGTTGTATGTACCAACTATAGTAGCCATCTTAGTACCGTTGACAACAGTAAAGCTCCATTCTGAAGTTCCATAATTGAAGTCTGCAGCTACTACAGCATAGAAATCAGCCTCATTTGCGGAAACAGTTCGCATCAGATATACAGGATAACCACCTCCTACCGCATCAGCAACATCTTGCCATGTTTGACTATGGTTACTCAACGACACTGAAGTTGTAGTGAATGGGCTTGCAGATACTTCAAATATCTCCTTCAGAGAAATTGAAGACCAAGTGCCATCAGACTTCAGGTACATATCAGCTTCATAAGTTTCAGGCCCAGGTACGAGACCATCAGAGCCGGCAGACAACCCATCGGTGCCAGTAAATGTCGAATAGGTAGTATCTGTAGCTGAGATTACGTTCTGCTGTGAGATATTGATGTTGGTTCCAGCAGTATAAGTAGTACCGGCAGGAACTGTAGTCCAAGTACCATCAGCCTTTAAGAATTTACCAGCATCGGTAGTAGCAGGAGCAGGGACTAAGCCGGCAGTACCAACAGCAGTACCATCAGTACCAGTAAAGTTCGAATAGGTAGTATCTGTTGCTGAGATTACATTTCCAGAAGAAATTTGAACGTTAGTACCTGCCGTATAAGTAGTATCAGTTGCAGAAATTACATTCTGATTAGAAATTTGTACATTTGTACCAGCAGTGTAAGTAGTATCAGTAGGAGTACCCCATGTCCCATCGCCCTGAAGGAATTTGCCTTCATCACCAGCCAATGGGCCAGGAACAAGGCCTTGAACGCCATCGGTAGACGCTGTAGCACCAGTAAAGTGAGTGTATGTAGTATCAGTTGCACTAATTGTCTTATTGTCGGCTGCGATGGAAATGTTTGCTCCTGCAATAATGGTGTCTTGCTTGTCTGAGAGCAGAGCATCCGTTTCCGACGCAGTGTAATATGGACCTTCAGCACCTACATAGGCAAAATTTTCGGAAGTAGTACTATAGCGGTAGTAAGTAATAGCTCCATCATGAGTTTCATCAGCGAGGACCTTGATAAGGTCTTTATCGTGCAATTTAGAGGTATCATACGCCTCAAGTTCAGCGTAGGTACCGACCACATCCACAACGTCTGATGACGCCTCAATGGTTTCAATCTCAGTCCAGATTTCTTGGTCTGCAGCTTGACGTGCTTCAGTTTCAGCAGATACTGAAGGGATGTTGGTCTCGGAGGTCATCTCCTCGCCAGCATACTTAGGACGATTGTGGATTTTATCAAATACAATCCAGTCTTCCTGCTCAGGTACCTGCGGTTTTTTAAGTCTTGTAGTTTTTTGCATTAGACGTCATCCTTATTTAAAGTTAATATCATTATCTTCAATAGCTCCGCTGGTGTAGATGCCTGGGCCATTTACATTGGTTGGGGCATCAGTAGTAGAGGTAGCATTGATGTTACCCATAGCGAACTTCCAACCTAGAGACGGAATCATGCCGTAAGGTACTGGCAACCAGCTGTAGAGCAAATCGATACGGCCGTTAAGCATGTCGATGAGCTGTTGGATAGCATCAAGGTCGAGATTGTTAACTATATTCTCAAGGTTAGTCACACGGTCTTCAAGAGCCGTCATACGGTTCTCAAGGTTGGTGACACGGTTCTTCAAAAGCCTGATATCTTCAGTATTTTGGTCAACCTGAGCTTTGAGGTCTACATAGATTGTAGTCAACCAGTTCACCTGGTCAGCGAGAGCATTAAGCCATCGAGTGAAGGCTCTGAGGTCACACTCGATGGTATTTTGGTCAATATGTGGTAATTGAGTATTATTGCTATTCATTATCTTTTAATTCCTTTCGTAGCTCTTACGAAGACATGTAGAGCATGAAGCCTTGAACAGTCAATACCCGGGGCATCACCCGTAGCACCTTTAGCCACTACATTGCCGAGATAATCAATTTCCTTGCATCTGTGATGTAGATAAAGCTTCTGGCCTTTAGGGACGATAACAGTTCTACTTGTTTGCCATTCCCAAGAACCCCATGGGAGAAGGTTGTTGCCTTGTACAGTAGAGGCATACATCAACATATCAGCAGTGCTAATAGAGATTGAGTTGTATGCTGCTGGAGTCTGACCAGTAGGAGTGCCATTCTTAACTGGCGTCACTACTGACTGGAAGTTATGGAACCCGGTAGCATTGTTTGATAACGAGTGAGAACCTTGTGCTTGAATACCGAAACCAAACTGGAAAGTGACTTCAAGGTCAGTCTTGCCAAAGAAGTCTACTTTGGAATCCAACTGTAGGTCGATTAATTCATCATATGAGCCTACAGTGAACGGCCAGTCAGGGTCATCAGGCCAAGCATCACGAATATCGTATTCATAGGTCTGAGAGACTGCAAAGAGTTTACATTCACGAATACAACCACAGTCGTCTTTGACGAGGACTTTGCTGTAACCGTTCTCATCAGGCTGGATTACACAGTCACCAGCATCAGGGATATGATATGGAGTCCATTTCCCATGATTTGGATTGGTAGGGTCGTCATCACAGCCTGGGTCGAATACGAATAGGTCACAAGGCTGTGCAGTATCACTAGAAACATTTCTGAGGCATTCAATATTCCCTAGACCTAAGAAATCACATACCCAGAACTTGTATTCCTCTCCACATTCATTTTCGTACAGCATATAGCCACCGTAGTGTTGTTCATCTTCGCCATCACCAGTCTGTGGGACTAAAGAAAGTGAAGTACAGGTTTCATGTACTTTGAGCCATTCGCAAAGGTTTAATGGGGTGAGTTCAGTGCCATCAGCACAGCGACCACGCAAGTAACACCCGTCGAAACCCCATCGGAGACAGGAGTTATTGCAGCACGATTGTGCGCATGTGTTTTCACAAGGGTCGCAACCTCCGCACACGCTCATTATTCAGCTCCATATTCGTACATTACTTCAACACGGTCGGTAGGCAGAAGTTCGTGGAAATTGAAGTGAACTACATTTTCATTTACAGTGTAGTCAAATTCATTGCCTTGACGCTGTTTGACACCGTTGAGGAACACCAAGAAGGTATTGTCTACAATTGGAGTGTGAGCTAGGCCAACATTGTTGTTGTCCTGGACACCATCAAACCATTCATCGGCACCCATACGTCCATCAAGTTCAAAGCCAGCTCCTTGGACTCCCGTGTATGCAATGCAGGCGTTTCCAGGAACATGGTAGTTCTCGTGGACAATGTTGCCGTATAGGTATACCTTGCCATTTGCATCGTCTACTACAGCTTGGCAGATACCAGCTGGAACACCACACTTTCCCTTGCATTTACAGGCTCCTGGGCCTTTTTTACAAATAGGGCACGGGTGAGCAATAGCCTTTACTGGTGCACCAACATAAGCATGTTTACAAAAATCAGATTCATAACCAGGTCGCATATTAATTTCCTCCTGACAAGTCTACCGTACGGTAGTTTTTATTAAAGTCAAAGATGAACATTTTGTTCTGACTGAAGTCAAACACCACAGTGTTGCGATATCTAGGCATCGTGTCAGGGTTGTAGTTCTCTTTGAATATTGGCAACCTTGCTACTGGCAAGGAGTTAAGAATGCAGCCACCCGCTGGGGTAGACACGTGGTAGATGGTGTTTTCATCTCTCACTTCAACATAGTAGCCCGGAAAGTCTTTGGTAATGTCTTTACCTTCGACGAATCTTGTATCTACTACAGTATGAGGAATGTCTAGGATAGGGGCCGCCACTTTACAAGAACAATTATCCATTATTAATTTTCCTTTCTTAGTTATTAAGGTAGCCGGGGTGGTTGGCCCCGGCCATAGTCTGATTAGGACTCTGCTTCAGTGGTGCAGAAGTCTACGAGGAAGGTCTCTTCCGGATAGATGAGTTTGTCACCACCAGCCCAGATTTCAACCATTGATTCGATTGGGTTGTCAACAGTTGCTGGGAAGATTCGTTTGTCCATGACCTGGATGGTCTTGGTCCAGAACGAACGGCGGGAAGCGATAATCATACGGACGGTGTTGTAACCATCAGCAGTACCTTCCCATGGGTTGAAGTTAGCACCATTTGGAGTGCCATTGTGCATAGCAACATCATCTGGAGCAATCAACACGGTGATACCACGCCAGCGTGGAAGTGATGGAAGAACATCGAAGCTACCAAAGGCAGATTGGTCGACGTTAATCCAGTCTTGGCGGATACCAGTAGTCTCATAGCTAAGAGCTTGTGAGAAGTCTTGCTCGATTTCCAAAGCTAGGTCTGGGTGAATCGTAATCAAGAAATCGCTCTTGAAGCGTGGACCGAATGCACGGCGCATGTAGTTGAACACGTTGGAAGCAACAGTGTAGAAGCTATCAGTAGCGTCAGCAGCAATCACAAGGTGGTTAGTAGAGCCAACCTTGGCAACCATGCTTGGGATGAGGACTGGGGATTCGCTATCAATGATTTGGTTAGCGAGGGAAGCCCAGGCATCGAGAGCACGGCGATAAGCAACAGCTTGGAGGCTCTCAGCATAGTTGGATTCTACTTGACCAGGGTAGAAGCGGATATTCTTGACGCAGAGGTCAGCACGGATAGAATATTCGAATTTGAAGTCGACATCGACAGTCTCATATTCATCAAGTGGACCAGCTGGTGGAATGACACAGTTAAGGTCAAGTTGCTTTGGACATTCTTTACCATCAATGTAGGAAAGTTCAGCAACACGGACTCTCTCTAGCGGGTTCATCCATTTCTTGAAGGTGATACGAGCAGAGTGAGATTTGCTTAGGTTGTTCATCCAACCGTCATCAACTGGAGCGTTGAAGGCGGAGATGAGGAGATTCTGTTGGAACTTGTGTTCGAGAATCTCTGGGGTCCAGATTTGGCGCATCAATTCATAGATGGCGTTTGGACCGACGACACCATTTGGAGTCTCTTGTACGTTTGGAGTACCAGTGTAGGCGAGGTCAAATGGAGTCGATTCGTAGCCGAGTTTACCAGTGGTGATATTCTCAGGCTGAAAAGAAGGCGTATAAGCACCGAAGTTCTTTAATGCCATTTTAATTCTCCTGTTATTTTATTAGTTGTGAAATTGCAATCTTACAACTAATCCTAGGAGTTCTACTTAGCGTCGAGTACTTCTTTGCGAAGATAAGCGACAGCCTCATTATAACGTTGGTTGCTAGCACCTTGTAGAGCAATAGCGTGAGCTAGGTCGTGAGTCATAGCACCAGACATATTGATGCCTGGAGTGGCGTTATATTGAGGATTGGTAGTTGGGTCAGGTTGACTGTACTTCTGCTTGAATTCTCTTAGCTCACGTAATTCTTGAGCTTGGGCATTCTTAACTGCGAGGTAGTCATAAACTGCCTTCTTATCAATTCCCTTAGCGGTGAAGTATCCAAGTTGGCGTAGCTCTTTAAAGAGGCTACCATCTTGAGCACTGTCGCTCAGTTCCTTGAAGTCAGTTGTGACCATTCGAGCTAAGTCAAACAGGTCATTGTCGCTGACACCAATCTGTGCTGTAGTCTCAGTCGGCGTCTGAGGCTGTGTCGGTTGAACAGGTTGTTCTGCTGTTTCAAGAACTGGCTCAGAAGTGTCCTTACCTTGGCTTGCTAAGCGTGCCATAAGTTGCTCTACTTCTAGAGACTTCCTGCTGACTGACTCTTTTTGTTTCATACCTGCTTCAGCAACCTTGACTAGTTCTGGGGTAGCTTGTACTCCCTCTAATCCGAGTCCTTTGAGATATGACTTCACCGAGTCACTCATTTCGACTGATGGGTTTGCAGGTTTCTGTTCTGCTGGCTGCGCTTCACTGCCAGGTGCAGCGGTAGGCTCAACAGGAGCAGTTTCTGGTTTGCCTTCGTTTGGCATAGATTTTCTCCTTTGAATTGTTTAGTTGCGTGACATCTATTTGATGTCTTACCCCTTGTATATTGCATTTTTATAATGGGTGTCAACAAAAAAACTACATCGCTGTAGTTTCTTTGACCCATGAGTTGAGTGTATTTTTCACGGGAGGGATTTTTCCCGTGTGATGATTATACTACTCTTTTATAGAAATCCAAGCATTGAACAAGTCGTCAAACACAGTAGCAGCTCTACCAATAGCAATAGCCATTCCAAGTTCCGAACCGTTTTCCGCCTGGTTTGAGGCGTCTTGTAACGCATTGCGCACAGCAGACATGTAGCCGTCAATAACATTGACCATAGGCATAACAGTGGCAATTTGTTTATATTCATCAGAAGTCATTAGTACTTTCTCCCTTCCCTTACTATTTGTTGGTTGTACCCTGCAAAACGGTCCATATCTAGGGCCATTGTAGCGATACAGCGGCAGAGTACGCTGTCATCGTGATGCCCTGGTGAAGCAGCAGCTCTGTACTGCCCACTAGGAGTCTTCTCGTAGGTAAAGTAGTTAGCCTGCTCGCAGAATGTAGGGTCGAAGTCCTCGTAATACCCGTTAGCAATGAGGAATTTCAGACGAGCAATCATCTCATTCTTAACACCAGGAGTAGTATAAACACCAAGATTGTTATAGCCAGAGACCTTCTGAGCATCAGTGAAGATATTGCTGTACTGGCATACTTCAGTGAGCCATTTAATCATCAGCTGTCCAGTGTTCCTCTCAGGGACTACTAGGGCTTCATTATATCTATTACCGACATCAGAGATAAGCTCAGCGAAATCATTCTGTGAGATGGTTCCATTATAGGCGCAGACAGCTTTGACTTTATTGGCTGTGATGTCCCAGACGACAAGAGCGGAATCATCTCCCTTAATTTCTCCATCAGCTGGGTCGACACCCATAACATAACTATGTCCTCTGACTGGTGGCTCATACTCTTTAATGCTCCCATCGTCAACGTATCTAAAGTCAGTCTCCCCGTGTGTGGTGAATACATCAATACGTCTGAAGCTTCTTTCCCTCCACTCGTTAACCTTAATTGCATCAAATATAGGAGACCCTGAGGCTCGGAAGGATTCTTCGGCAATTGTAGGATAATTTTCGAACATGTACTTCCAATCACGCTTTGCATCCTCCCTCCAAACGGTATCGTACCAGGCTGCTTTCCTAGCCCATTTATCTGCAGGGATTCTAGCCTTTTTAAACTCGCTAAATAAGAAGTAGTCATAGTCACTTAGTCCTTCTAGGGTTTTATACTTACCATAAGGTTCCATCTCGTACTCGTCCATGATGTACCACGGTAAAAAGATGTAAACCCAGCTGTTATCGCTTCTCTGAGCCTCTTTGCTGAGGTCATAGGCGTGGTTCATACCTTTAGCCGTAAAGAGCACGATGCGAGCAGTGTTACCAGACATTGCTGGGAGAATACCAGATTCCAAAGTGAATGGGTCTGGGTACTTCGCATACTCATCTTCAATCAACAGGTGAATAGTACGACCATGACCACTACCTCTAGTGCCACTAGGCATATACCTGAGACGGTTATCTAGGATATTACCCTCAAAGGTGTTGAAGTCCACATAGTTGGCAGTGCTAGTCATATCAGCCATCAGCTCTGGATGGGTTCCCTGCAACAAAGGAATAAGTTTCCTATCCTTAAGCTCGTCACATTCTTCCTCAGTAGGCATCACATGAAGAGCATTAAGGTTCTTAGTCTTTGTCATAAAGAACTGTTCTAGCTTCAGGAATAGAGTAGTAATACCCATCTGCCTAGACTTGTGGATTAGAACCTTAATGGAAGGGCATGGGACCTTCCTCATAATTGGGTCCAACGCTTTAAGAATCTCCTTGGCTACTATACGCTGTGCATTATTCAGCTTGAAGGTAACTGGGGACCCATTCTTATCGAGAATAATACTGTGTTTACAGAATTCCTCGAAGTCGGTCATACAGAGTCCAAACTCTTCGTCTGTAAGGCTGTCCCAGTGCTCGTAAACAGGCTCAATCCTATTGGCTGCTCGAGCTTTTACCATACTATTCTTCCTTGCCTACACTAGCCAATAACTGCTGTTTGATGTCTTCAGGAACTTCAGTCTTCTTAACTAGCTTTACTCTACCATCTTCATTCTCACGGTAATACATAGGACCCTTTTTACCGTAGACAATCTTATACTTGCCGATAATAGACTGTAGAGGCTCATCAGAATCAGTAAGGTCTGATGCTAGCTTCTCTTCTGTAGCTGCTTGGCGAATTTCATTCACTAGGTCTGCGTGTTGCTTCTCTAGGGACACATCTTCAACAGTCTGGATTTCTGGGGCATCAGTAGATACTGGGGCAGTAGTAGTGTGCCCAGCACCATAAGTAGCCTGCTGCTGTTCTTGTTTCCTTCTAAGCTGTGCTGTAACCGCTTTAAAAGTAGCCATCTGAGTATTGAACTTCTTCAAGATGAATTGGCTCTCTTCCATCCTGGTGGCAACAAATTCATGGAATTTAATGACATCTTGGATGTCTCTGATGTGGTACTTCCTCAAGTCTACGCTTGCGAAGCTTTTCGGGTCATAGGTTGGTAATAATGACATAAAGTTTCTCCTTTTATATGCTTCCATAATACCATCAAAAAGAGTCTACGCCTAGTTTCTCCACGTAGACTCTTTTCTGTTTAGTGAACACATGCGGCCACAATACCACCTATAAGTAATGCTACCAACATCCAGAATAATCCACCACCACGGGCATCTACTTCCCTAACTTTGTAAACCATCGGCTTATGGTAAGTCTGGAAATCTCTGTTCCAAAAATCTTTCCTTGTTAAATAATGAGTATTGTACCCATTGATGCTCTGAAGCACCGCATGGCTATCTACTCTTCTACCAGGTTTTTCCATTCTTCTATTCCTTTCTACATTGATGATATCTCAAGTTGATACATCAGTCAACCGAACAAGAACCGAACAAAATCGGCCATAAGTCTGCGAGAGCCGAGAAAGTCTGCGACTGCCAAGAAAGTCTGCGAGAGGTAGTATATAAAGGCTCTCGTCTGCGCTCGTAAACTCGCTTAACTCGGTAGGAAAACGAAGTGAAGGGGGGCTCCGCCCCCTAGATACTAGTAAGAGGAATCAATAAAGATTTCTCTCGGCTAGTGGCTCGGCCGTGATGAGCCGGTGGAGGATTTTGCCGTGGACGAAAGTTTACGTGCTAGAATCTGGGTTGCATGCGATAAGCATCTTGACCATGACTCCGAGGACGCAGCGAACGGTGTATCCGATAAGGATAGACTAGACGTTGCTCTCAGTCTAATCAAGGCCATCGCATCGTGGACTGACAGAGACTAGTAATCCTAGCGAGCTTAGCACCTGAGCTTGGGAACAGAATCAGGTGCTTCGCACCTTAAATACTAATAAGGGGGAGAAAGGAGCTAGAATGAAACTAGCTGAAGCGTTGCGTTTAGGCTATGACTGCGGAATGAAAACCGTAGACGATTGCCTCTTCAATGTACATCTGCATGCAATGAACTTGTTTCCATATGCAGAGATGAACGCTGAAGAATCTGAACTCGTAGATGAGTTCAATAACGCAGTTGAGACTTACGGGATAAGTCCAACAACAAGCACAGAAGAAGCTATGGACCTGCTGAAGGTTGAATACAAACCTGATGTAGATACTGAAGCTTATCCACAGTGCAAATAGGCTTAAGGGGGCTGGCCTTCAACAGCCCTCACCAAAGAAAGGAGTTATTATGACTACCTTAGCTCACATCGAACAAGCTGGTAAGTCCTTAGGGACATACATGAACCTTCACAATAAGAATCATGACCCAGCTTACAAGCAGGCACAGTATCACTTGAGAGTTGCTTACGCAATCCTTAAGAAGAATGGTGCTAAATAATGGGGGAGAAAGGAATTGAGATGGACAACATCACAATCCACGTAGAAGAGACCGAACATATTGGTCTCTGCCACTTATCAGCTATAGATGAACTTGGAAGAAAGTACACTACAGGCCAAATGCCTTTTGAAGACATTGGCCATGCAGTTAGTCACTGGTTCACCAGTCCTCTATACGAGTACGCATGGGCTGAGCACAACAAGATATGGCATCTTGTTGACGAGCCATGCCCTGATGAGGATTCTGAAGAATACTACGCTCTGGACGAAAGTTATTATGGTCCTGGCGATGGTGCCTTCAAGGATATGGCTGACCTAGAACATTACTTGTTCTAAGCCAGAAGGCCTAAGGGGCTAGCCTTTAATAGCCCCACCATAACACCCGAAGGACGTAACGGTCTAGAGGGTGACCAAATACTAAAATAAACAGGAGGAATCCCATGGATGTAGAATCCATAGCGGTGGCTGCGGTCATACAACAAATGCATCTTTTCCACTTAACCCCCTTTACTTGTAGCTGGGAGGTGGGGTCGATTGTAGACACTCCACCACTCCAATTGTGATTATTAATTAATTAATCACTATCATAGTAACAAAAGCAAGTAATGGACCTGATGTACCTATCTGGGGAGTGGGTCCAATGTTTGCACAGTAAGAAAATATTTACCGAACAAAAACCGAACTTAAAGAATTTCACGAATGAATCTTCGATTCTTATATACTTATTGGTATTATCTAGTATTTACTATAAGTAAAACAGAGCCCAGGAGAATCCGCCCGAAAATGGCTGACGGACACAGGGTTCGGGCTTCGCCCGTTGTATACCGGAAACCTGATTTAGATATAAATCTTAGACCCGAATTTCATCAGGTTTATAGGGAATCAGAAAGGGCGAATTCAAAATGTTAGAATTCCCAAAAACCAATATCAAAGCAACTGGTACCGCATATGAGACCAGGAACGAAACAGAAGGCAACTTCTACGGTCATATCAAAGAGATTAGAGCAATCAAATCTCAGAAAGACCCAACAGTATTTGGTGTAGTAGACATCAAGGCAGAGAAAGAACCAGGAGTGTTCCAATTCTTCCTTCACTACAATCCAGATAATAGAAACGATAGACCTGATGACCCAGAGAGTTCACCAGCAAGTCGTAGTGTCGGGTTCCTAAAGAACAGTGCAACCAGCTTAGCAATCGCCTGTGGTAAAACACCAACTGCACCAAAAGCAGGAAATGAAATGGCGTGGGCACAAGAAATGTTCAATCATTTCGCAACATCAGGTGATAAGTTCCACTTCCATCAGGGCAGAACAAGTAGGGGTGTAGAAATTACATTCACCACTGAGAGTTCAGCACCAAAGGATGAAGAGAATTCTCTATTCGCATAAGGAAGATAATAAAGGAGGCAGGGCGTAACGCCCTGCTTCCATTTATTATTTTTTTATGGAGAGTGGGAATGAGGACTCGGTTCAAGAAACTCCACGCATCCATAAAAAATTGAAACCACTATCATTAGATTCTAATCTGATGAATCCAAGGAGTGTAATTCGGGCTTCGCCCGTTTTATACAATTGGTGTAAGTAATTTGGTTTAATCCTGGTCTATAAATCAAGTCCTCACAACAACTTACACCGACCGTAATCATCTCTACCTAGGAACAACATCTTCGGGGCCTAGGTAGAGGTCCTCCACTTATAAGCAAATATGAATGCCTTAAGCACCTAATTAAATTGCATATTTAAAAAGACTGATTAAATCATTTCAAGTTGTTATCATAAGGCATTCGTACTTGTTTATAAAAAACAAGGTGCAATATTAATAAAAGCCAAAGGAGGTAAATCAATGGCAACAAATAAAAAAGAACTCATCAAGAAATATCGTGATGAACTAGAAAAACTAGGATACAACAACTCATTACTCATCGCCTGTGATGATGCAAGAGCAATCCTATCATCAATCAATGTAGAGAATATTAACTATGCATTGAGCCTAATAGGAATGCTAATTAAAGTTCTATCAGAAGAATTAGAAATGAAGTCTGATGAACTAGCAAAAGAATTATTAGAAAAACTATCATATGCAGAAAAGAAAATGGAGGAAAGAGAAAAAGAAAAGAATACGATTCATATTAACATTATGTAAGTAAAAATGATTCCCAATTCAATTCCCGCCGAATTGGGAGTCAGAACTTATTTACAAATGGAGGTAAATAAGAATCAATATTAATAATCCATAGAAAGGAGGTTCAAAAACTATGGATGCAATCATCAAATTTAAGCCAGAGACTCTCAGTCAGAAAGGTACAGCAGGTAAAATCCTAACCTGGATTCAAGACAATGAGAAGTTCACAAAACACACCAATATGACTTTGATGGCAAACTGCATTGCTAAATCAACTGATGTTGAATTCTACAACGCAAAAATGCTAATCAATCGTATGATTCAAACCCAAATGATTAATCGTTTTGGTGGTCGTAAGCGTGCTAACTTCTACATCAATTATTACCACAAAGATATCCCAGGTTACATTCTTGAGAAAGCACCTGATGATATCAAATCAAGACTTGCAGAAATCAGAGAAGGCTTAAAAGAGAATCAACATTTAAGTGCAGAAGGCTGTATAGTAACTGAGGCGCCAAAGAAAGAGAACGAGGACGAGAACACTATCACAGCAGAAGAAAATCTTCCAGAACTTACGGAAGAACCAAATGAAGAAATGTCCAAAGTTTCTTCAGATGCATCTGAGGAAAATACCACTAGTGTTCCTGTTGAAATCAGGGAAACTAAAGATGGTCTGAGTATCTCAATCACCCTTAATATCAACATCAATAAATAACCCAAATCCAGGAGGTAAAAACAATGCAAAACGATAAGTTTGCAGAACTCAACGAAAACAAAGTTGAGAAATCATTACGCAACAGCAAAGCATTTGCTGATGTATTAGAAAAGGCACAAAAAGGTGAATTCGATGTAGATATCGATGATGCCTGTGGTGCAGATTTCCTAAAAGTAACTGAGAAATGGAGCATTCGTAAACAATTCAGCATTGAATTGGGTATGGAATACTACAAACTCTATAAAGAAGTATTCTATGTGGAAGACCCACATAAGTATTACTTCGATACAGTAGAACCCACTATCTACCGCCGAATTTCTGGCCAAAAGGAACAAGGCGACAAAAAATGGGCAGATGCAGTTGCTAAGTATCTCAACATTGAAATCGTTGAATAAATAAAACCAAAAAGGGGGAAAGAGGTAACATTGGTTCACTATCATTAGTCCGTCCTGGAGGCAAATGAAAAGTGAGCCCTTTAGGTGCAATTTGAGCGAACAAATTGGATAATGTTATGACAAGGGATCAGCCAGGAATGGCTAGTCCCTTTTTTTATTTTAGAAAGCCTATGAGGCAGAACAAGAAAAAGGAGTAAAAGAATGACAATTCTTCTAAGTTGCCAAAACTGTGGATACGAAAGCGAGTACGACGATGAAGAGGATGCACAGAATAACGGCTGGTGGGCAGATGAAACAGGAGATTGGTATTGTGGCGATTGTCACGCAGAATGTGGATTTTGTAGGGAAGAAGTTCCAACAAATGAATGTACATATTCAGAATACTATGACTGCGATATCTGCGATAGATGTGCAGGAGAAATGAGTCGATGTAGTAGCTGTGATGAACTATTTACGGGAAACGATTTAACCCCAGTAAGAGTAATGACATCAAGTAATTCATCTCATATGGAAGACTGGTGCCCAGTATGTTTCCGCAGGGCAAGAGAAGCAGGAAGAGTACAAGAAGTTAGCGGAGTATGGGTCATATCAAACGAAAGAGTTGATGGCCATATATACCAACCAGATTTACATCCTGAAGTATGGAAAGAAATTTCCGATTGCAAAGAATGCAACGAATACAGGGGTTGCTATCCTCATCATAACTGTCCAAAGTGTATGAGAAAGATGGCAAAAGAACTAGAACTTGAAGAAACAACGCTATGGGTCTATGACACAAGAGCAATGTCATATCATAATAGCGACCATTATAAGTTCAAGACAACAAAATATCGTGAAGAGCACGAGCACCCACATCTATTTTATGGGATTGAACTCGAAGTGCTATTCAACGATAACACTCCAATACAGCAAATTACAAAGGAATTCATCATTGCAACTGGAGGTCTGTTTGTAGCAGAATACGACAGGTCAGTAACCGACAGAGGCAATGGAATTGAATTCATCAGTAGACCACTATCATATAAAAAGTGGACAAGCGAAGAAGTGTATCAACGATTGAAGGCAGGAAATACAGTACTTAAGAAATATCACGCATATGACCCACAAGGAATATATTGTGGGCTGCACGTCCATATGAGTTTGAAATTCTTTGAAGAAAATACAGAAAAATCAGTCAAAGACATTAAATCAGATATGGATTGGATTTTCCAGGTATTTCAACCTGAAATTGAAAAGCTTTCAAGAAGGAAATACACAAAATATTGTGCTTCTAAAGCATTCAGGCTTAAAGAAGTAATGAAAAACATTAGAGGGGGATATGGTTTCAACATCAATTCAACGATGAACATTGAAAAAGGAGATTTAACAATCTCAATGGGTTCTGGTGATACTCATCACGATGCAGTAATTCAAACAGAGCACACAATTGAAGTCAGGACATTTGGTTCAACAATTAGGCCTGAAGAAATCATCGCAGTAATTGAATTCTGCCGTGCAGTAGCACACGCAGCAAGAAACCATAAATTAACCACCAAAACAACATTTGGTGACATAATCTTCTGCAAAGACAGCAAATATTTACCAGATTATGCAAGAAGATTGAAAGTAGATACTAATGTTAAATTTGCTAACAAATTGGAGGTAAAAGTATAATGGCAAGTTTTAATCACGAAGATTGGAAACCTGAATACGCAGAAGAAGACAAGAAAGAGGAAACAAGATTAGTTGGATTTGAATTCGAGGCACAAATGAAAGAAACGCCAGAGATGCAAGAAGACTACAAATTCCTCAGTGAAGACTGGCTAGATGAAGAAGGAATCGGATTCGAACAATACTACAATGAAGACGAAGACGAGTACTACGATGATGAGTACGAGCGAGATTCTGGATTAAGAGCAGAATATATCGCAGAAAAGCTAGAAGAAAAAGGAATCCAATGCGGAGGAATCGGTTACGATGGAGGTGGGAAAGAATTCGTTACATATCCAGATAGCGTAACATTAATTAAGAAAGGAGGTAGTAAGAGGTTAAACGACCTAGTAGAAGTATTAAAGCAAAATACAATAGCAGACAAAGCGTCTGGAACACATATTCATATTAGTAAATTGCCAACAGATACTAAAAGAACTTGGGACAATATCTACTGGTTTTGTATGTGCTTCGGTCCACAACTACAAAAGATTTTTGGGCGCAGAAGTCATTGGGCACCAATCGCATTACCAACGAATTACTTCTCATCAAGTTCTGATGTGAATCAAAAGTTGTTTCAAGCCCCTCAAAAGCGTCCTGTTCCAGATAGAACGCCATATGCAAATAAACACGCAATGGTGAACGATAGAGGAAACAGGTATGAGTTTAGAGGGCCAAAATCCTCACACGATATTGATGAAATCCTAGCCTGGGCAGAGCTATGCAACAACATAGTAAATCTCTGTGCAAATGGATACATCAAAGATATGAGCTTCAGCGAAGTACTTAGAGGAAAATATATCAGAGCCTATGCAACAAAGATAGGAGAAGAAAATACTCTAAGGAAACTATCATCAGCTGAAAGAGCAAGCAAGATATCCGAACTAGGATATGTTGTAATCGATACAAGTAGTACAAGATTTGAAGGAGGAGAATGTGCATAATTTGCCTAAAACCAGCAGGAATTGATTTGCCTTCTGATGAAGAAATCAAACATATGTTCAGTAGAAATCCACACGGTGCAGGATTTGCATTGCAAGGTGATATCTATGGAGATGGAAGATTCTTAGTAGAATACCATAAAGGATTTATGAATGTTGATGACTTAATCGAGGCATTAGGTCCTAGAGAAAAATTAAAAGATTTAACAGTAGCAATTCACTGTAGAATCAAAACATCAGGTGAAACAGATAAGTTCACAACGCATCCATTCCCAATTAGTAATCAGTATTCTGATTTGAGGGAACTAAATGGAAGTGGACCAGTATTGTTTCATAATGGAATCTTTAGTGGATTAGGCGGGATAATCGACCCGAAAGCAAGCGATACGCAAGATTTCGTGGTCGGAGTAGCGTCTAGATATCTAAAGAACTACAAAATGCCAGGTAAAATAGCACAAGCAGTCATCGCAAAAATCATAGGAGACTGTAGAGTGCTAATCTTATATCCTAAGAAAACATTTCCAATGCTTAAAATTGGAACCTGGCACGAACACAAAGGTTGCTGGTACAGTAACACAGGATACCTTGATGATTCAACAAAGACATTAGGGTATGGGTCATACTATAGCCAAGATTACGAATCAACAGTTCACCAATTGGATGAATGGGGTTGTAATATAGCAAAGTATGCCTGGCCATCAACCAGAGAAGACTGGATTCGATTCGATGACAAGAGATGGGAAACATTGAGAAATAGAATCGAAGTCAAAAGAGTTTCAGCAGGCGAAACATTCGTCCAATTTGCTTGCACAAATGAAACCTGGTGGATTTGGGATGAAGATAACAAACAAATCTACACAGAAGACCGCAGAGAAGATGTAATGATGCGTCAAGATGAAGAAGACCAATATTACCTGTATGAGGAGAATAGATGGTACAAAGAAGAAAATTACATCTGGTTTGAAGACGAATCAGCAATGCTAGATTGGTTGGAAAAATGCGAAAAGATTTCAGATTATGTGTACAAATTCGAAAATAAGAAATGGTACATCGATGTAAGCACCTGTGAGGCTTACACAGATATCGGAATCGTCAAATACTTTGAAGATGATGAGATGAAAGATGTAAAAGAGCAACTAAGTCAAAATGGAGAGTACATACTTCATAATCATTCATCAAAGGTCTCAATGCCTGTTGAACAAGAAATAACTGATGAAGAAATCAAGGAGTATCGAAAATGGTAATACACTTTTATGACCAAGAAATAATGCTTCTCAAGAAGTATGCAGAGGAATACAAAACCAAGACTGGTGATGCATACTCAATCCATCACATTATGTCCATACTGACTGATAAGTATGAAGAAAATCTAGCGAAAGACCTAAAAGAGGTAATGGATGTTAAGGTCAGAGAGCTAGAAGAAGAGCAAGCTGGGGAAGTTAAGAACAATAGAAACTAAGCACGACAGATGAGACCCCAAGTTAGATAAAGGTGCGGAAAGGGGTAGTATGAGAATTGTTAGTAATACTATCCGTAATCATTGCGGAAGTTCTAATGTCTGGTGTGGTGGTTCTAAGCTTAGGGAAAGCATCAGAAACACCAATGCCAAGAAAAAAACGCAATAAAAGAAAACATTAATTAATAGCCCCAGGGGGGTGGGGCAGAAAGGATTAAAATGAAAACAGTAGAGTTCAAAGATGAACAATATGAT